AATGCGGTGGGGCTGCCACCATCTCTCTAGAAGTTACGACAGAAATCTATCAAATATAGCCAATATCGGACTCTATTCTGTCTCAGGACACACTTCTGACGGCAAAGGTAATAGGAATACATGGGCATATAGGGACAAAAAAATGTTGAATGTTGAGTGTTGAATGTTGAATTAGCCTAGCGGATAAAACAAAAAACCCTGCGATCCTCACGGACAGCAGGGCTAAAATTAATATAAAATTTCGATACTATGAAATATATGTTTACTAAAACTAGAAGATAATTAAGTACTATAAATTTATGATTGATCAAGCTATCGTTATCGGAATAAACTCTGACATCGCCTGATAGGTAGCCGTGATGCTACGCGTCTCAGCATCTTTCTGAGCAGTCATGGAATCAGTGATACTGAAGGTACCAGGCAGCGTATGACACAGAAAAAGCGAATCATCCTTCTTACGCAAGACTATATAATAGTCCTTTCTGTGCATTTTTTTGATGATTTCGGGTATATTCGCCTTTCCGTCACTAATATTGGCTGTAATCTCGAACTTGAAGACGGTACCGTTGCCGCCCTCTGAAGAAGTCTGCTTTGCCGTGATGCTATCAGATATGACGTAATTGTCGCCTTCGCTGAGGGCAATATGGAGTGTTTCGCCAGCAAACTTGCAGCCATTTATCTGCAATATCATCGGTATGCTGAAGGGAATAGGAACGGAGCTTTCCAATACGGCATAAAAATAAGCATCGGTTACTCCATCCAGAAATAACTCTCTGCAACTATCAGGTAATTTCATAACTTTTCTTTGATTTAGCTATTATTTAACTTTTGTTTATACATGAATTAACACCTATTATATAAGGTGTAAAATCATAGCCACTGCACTTCGTCGATGCGGTTAGGCTTATCACGACTGTCCTTATACTGCATATCCACGCAGGAATAGCTCTTGAAGAAGCAATGCTCCGTGCGGAACCACCTGCCGATGATGCGACGCAACACGTCTTTTTCTTCCTCGCTGGTTTCTATGCCGTAACGCATTAAATAACGCTCCAGCATGGCGTTATGGGAACGGGCGATAACCCTGCCTTTGGAAGTGCAGAAGTCGAAGGTGGAGAGTGCCCATTCTACCAGACTGCGCTTGAAATCGTTGTTGAGTGATACCGCCAGCGCCCTCATGCCGTGCGTATCGAGTGTAAAGGTAGGCTTTACGGGATAAACGGTATCGACAACTTCTACCTCGCTGGGCAAGCGGATGCAGAGATAATCATCGTGTGACCCCTTGCCATCGGTAAGGCGGCCATTGAGCTGCTGCACCTCCTGAAAGGTGAGCCAGCTTCCGGCATCACGGCGCATCACTACCTTGCCTCCTGCAGGGTGCTTGCCCGACAGCATATTGCACCATTGCTGCTGCGAGAAACAGCCGAGGTCGATACGGCTGCTTTTCGCAGGGGCGCTGATAAGCGAATTGCGCATGATGAACTGCTCGTGTGAGTAGTTGCTGAACACCACCGGCTCATCCTTGGCCAGGGTGAACTTAGGGTCGCGGTGCCGGAAAAACTGGCAGCGGGAGGTTGGGAGACGGAGATAGATATTTGGCATTTTTTTTGAATGTTGAATGTTGAGTGTTGAATGTTGAATTAGGCTAGCGCCCTTGAGTCCACTAGGCCTGCAACTTGTAAGGAATGCTTACAAGTTTATTAATTACTTCAGCGAGAAGCCTTTCTGCTGGGCATAGTAGAGCATGATGGCATCGGTAACGTTCAAGCAATACTTCTGGATAGAGTTACCTTCCTTCGGCTTGGGCACCAGTTTGTCGAGTTTCTTGGTCTGCTCTTCGTCGATGTTGAAGGAGAGCTTTACGGCATCGATATACTTGCCTCCACTATCGGTAGCGCTGATGAAGCTCTCATTGAACTTATCTTTCTCACCGAAGAAGAGGTTGATGGCCTCTACCATCTGTTCCTGAGTGAAAACAGGAAGGGTAGGATGCAGCTTGCGGTATTTTGCCGAATAGGTCAGCATACGCTTATTCATATAAGCATTGATGCTGTCGGCATACTCATAGTAAAGGGCGTAATCTTTCGATTTCTCGTCTTTCTTACGGGCAAAATCGAAGAAACCGCTCAACTGACGGAGGCTTGCCATCACGCCGTCAAACTGCTGAAACTCGCTGGCACCTTTGAAGATTTCCAGCATATCGCCCTTCACCTGGGTAAGCAGGTTTTCGAGCGTTTCAGACAGGAACGTTATCTTATCGAGATTGGTATTCAGCTGGTCTACCTTCTCCTGTATGCCCGGACGGCTGTAGTCTACGTAGTAGCGTGACAAATGACCGAAACTGAGGAAATCGTAAGTTATCTCACTGTGCAGATTTACCTGCACAAGCAGGGCATAGATGGCATTGGCCAACTTTGCATCTTTTTCCTGGATAGCCTTGATGAGGGGTGCCATCTGAGGTGCGCCCTGCGGTATGCGGTTGGCAGCACGTACCAGTTCGTTGCGGTTGCGCACGGCATCGGCAAACTGAGGATCAGAAAAGATTGCCTCCAGGGTTTTGGCGTATACTTCAGATGGCACATCTTTGAAGTTGAAGGTGTAGATGGTAGGGAGCTGACGGATTTTAGCATCCCGCCTTGCCATAGCCTCCATCTGGTGTTGCTGCTGTTGTTTTTTCTTGTTTTTATTTCCCATTGCTATTTTTTGCTTTTTATTGCCAAGCATTAATTGGCAAAATACTCTATTTACCATAATGAGCGTTAGAGATAGTGAGTAGTGATTTTACCTTTAAATCTCGAAGTCCTTATCATATTCCATCATTCTCTCGGTAATGATGCGATGAATCAGATAGCCTATTTCCTTGGCGTTAGGATGCGCCTTGCCGGTACTTTCATGGAAGCGGAGGTCCAGGATATGTTTCCACTCCTTGAGGGTATAGGTATAAGCTACCACCGTATAGGTATCGAGAGGAAGAATGCCGCGAGCATCCTGCGGCTTCATGCCTGATTTCAACAATCGGCGATAGAGCCAGTCGGCAATCTTGCAGCCGGAGAGATAGAGGAACTTCTGCCATCGGGTGCCTTCATGCAACCAATGCGGACGGGCAATCTGCACGCCACCTTTCTTCTCCAGGTTCACATAGCGGGTGCTCTGCTCGCTGATACAGTTAGGCGATGTACGGTTCAGCTCACGGCTGGTGCTGATCTGCGTGGTAACAACCATGGTCATGCGGAGGAGATAGAACGCCTTTTTGCATTCATACTTCAGTGCCTTCTCAATGAACTCATCTTCCTTCACCTGGTAGGACGTGAGGATTTCGAGAATATCGGGATGCTCGGCGAGGAACTGCATGTTGCTGCTAATCCATACCTTCTTTTCCTGCACAGCATAGTTGATGTAAGGTGAAGCAACGAGGAGTGACCAGAGAGACCTCGGCAATTTATTATCGTTCTTTACGAAGAAATAGAGGGTGCCGTGACGGAGCATAGAGCGATGTCCGCTCTTCCAGAAACTGTTAACCATCTTTACTGCCTGTTCTTCCCGAAACTCCTCTTTCTTTTCTTCAGAAAGTTTCTCGTCAGGCTGTTTGCCTTTGCTCTTGTAGCAGATTCTGCCTACTCGGGCAACCTGTTGAGTGCCGGTCTTCTGAGGCCACCACTCAACACCAGGAATTATCATTTTCATATCTAAACTATCAATTATTAATTATCTTTCAATGCTGCCTTTATATATTCGGAAAGTTTTGAGCTTTCCTGCTTTTCCAGACTATAGTTCGTTATCTGCAGAGACGTTGTGATTACTGACTGCATCAGAGCGTAGAGCGAAGAATTGTTGGTGATGACGTAATCGAAACTGTTTATATCCATTGTTACCCGATATTCGTCACGCTGCATTCTTTCTGGAGCGATGCCACGAGCCTTGAGAGTTTCGGGCTTGGCAGCTACGTAGATATTCACCAGTTCAATATCAGGGAATCGCTCGCAAATATCCATGATGCCCTTTTCGTCGATTACGTAGATGGCGGCATCTTTTATCTGGTCGAGTTCCGTCCAATACTTATAACCTCCATACTCGGTATAGGCAAGCATTTTTTCTCTTGGGATATTGCACTCTTTTACGAAGATGTGCTCTCTGCCGTTTACCTCGCCTTCACGCATAGGTCTGGTGGTATAGGAGCAAAGAATGGGCACATGGAGTGTCATCCGCATCAGCTGAGCAACCGTATCTTTTCCGGAGCCAGCCTGACCTACTATTGCAATAATCTTCTGTTTCATATCTTTTGTTTTGTAAAGTTTTTATATACCGAGAGAGTAAATAAATAACACACGGCTTCGATATGGTTTCGAATAGGCTTCGATATGGCGAAAGCTTTTTTAGCCATCTGTAAATTTATTTTTACTTTCTCAACACCTTGTTTCCCATAGGGAAAAACGTGAGGTTTCTCAGGCGTTCCAGCGAAGGATATTGCTGATTTACTCTGTCTCTAAAATCGTCCATATCGCCCATATCTACCATGTATTTTCCCAATGCAATTTCAAAGTTCACCGGGAACGTCATTACTATCTGCCGGAGGAATTTATCCCCCCCCCAATCATCACATCGATTGTTACTTTCATCCATCGCTGACCTTTCTTGTCGAGCCATGCCCCCTTGGGGATTTCTACTTTTCTCTTTGCCATAATCTTATATCTTTAAATGTATTAAAAACTTTTTTGCTTGTGGACCAGCGATAGAATCGCTGGGAACGGAGGCGCTTTCTAAGTATTCTGATATATCTCTTTCCAGTCTTCCCTGGTGAGAAAGATACCCGACCGCTTGCAGTAGTCGAAGAAAGTTGCCTCAGAAATCTTGTTGTAATTAGCGAACTGGTTCCATCGCTTGCGGAAATCCATCTCATTGTGGCCGCAGGTAGAGTCAGCAGGACGGAAGCGGGAAACTCTTCTCCATAGGTCATAACCCGCCGTTCTATCCACATGGTAAAGCGACATGCCGCATTTCACCCAACCCAGATAACCGCTATTAGCATCCTTTCCGGCACAAATATCAATGCCTTGAGCCTCTATCTTCTCAACAAGGCGCAAAGCTTTGCGATAGATGATTTCCGGTGTGTCCCGTCTGTAGGTGCCCTGTCCGCTATGCGGATAATTGCCTCCATAGCCAACACCAGTCGGATGACTGCCACTGAAATATGTGTTGGCATAGTTCATCACGGGCATTGGTGTAGGTACATTATCGGGCAGTTTGGTATATGGTATCACACGTTCATTAATATATATATGTGCAGGATCATCCCATGAGGCAAAGCGCACGCGTCCGATGTTTCCGCAGGAGCCATCGAGCATGATACCCATTGCAGCATATTCATGCAGTAATGCCTTGAACTGCTCTTTATGATGGCCTGGATAAGCCAAACGGACCAAGCCAAACAGTCCCGTTCCGGAGCAGGAGCGCATCAGCAGGGCTACTTCGGGGCGAAAAGCCAACACCCTGCGGATATTCTCGAAATCGGCAATACCCTCGTTGTCCTGAAGGTCAATATCTATCGCCAGCCATCCGGTATGCTGCTGAAGGTGGCTTTCTCTTCGGGAAACCATCACACGCTGCCCCGGATGGGTAAGGCTATCGTCCTCGTAGGTAGCGAAGAGACCGCTCAGTGTAGCACCAGGAAGCATCTTCTTGGTTTCGATATACTCCGGCATCTTCTTCGCCTTGCTACCATACTGCTGCCGCAGGGCTCTCAGTTTCTCTACATACGGCTTCCATCTGTCCGTAAGACAGAACTCCCGGATAGACATCTGCGTGATGCACTCGCCAGTCTCCATATCGACGTACCTTCCGAGTGCATCTTTCGCATCCCGATAGATGGAACATATCTCGTCAAACATACCTTACATATATTTATATTATTCATTTTTCGCTGCAAAGATACAAAAATAAATCGAAAAAAATATAGGTAAGCTATATTGTATTTGAAATAAGTTATATTTTTAACATTTAATATAGGTTTGAGAGGGGGAACCAGCGATGGAATCGCTGGGAACGGAAGCGCAAAGGGTGTTTTTCCAAAAATGGGACCAAACTACCGATGTTGGTCTCATTTTGCCGATTCTGGTCTCATTTTAATTTTATTAGCAAAAATGTTAAAGCCCATTAATGAGGAAAATGGCGTATTCTGTCCCCCTGCTGCCACACCATTGTCCCACTGCTTGCCCACTGTTTTTTTTTGTTATCTGCTTATTTTTCAGTAACTTACTATATCTTGGTCACATTTTTATATAATTTTCTATAAACAGATGTACGCAGGAGATACAAAATATTTCAGAAATATGTAGAATATATGTAGAAAATCACGCATTTTTCTCGCTAGCTGCCACTCCCCTATATTCCCATAACTACCTTATTGCCTGATGTTTACGGCATAGCCGTTAATGCTACTAACTCCTAGTTTGAGGTTAGGGGATTTTGTTTTCAGGGAAAAGAAAAAATACACGGAAAATTTTATATATAGGTAGTAAAACCGACGAAAAATGAGACCAAGATATGCTTTTGAGACCAAAAAGCCCACTAAATCAACGGTTTATAGAAAGCCCACTGATTTCTCCCCTTGGTCGAAAAATGGGACCAGGATAAAATTCACACAAAAAAAGCTGCCTCGCTTCACAGCGAAACAGCCTCGAAAAACAAATAACTAATAAACTTAAAAACTAACAACTAATAATCAACAAAACCTTCTTCTATTTATTCTTCATAAACCGATTAGCCTTATTCAGGCTATCATGCAGTCCGTCACGACCGTACATGTTAATCTGGGCGTTGATAGGCTGATTGAGGCGCTGAATGAGCGCATTCACAGCTTGCAGGAGCGCCGCATTGCTTGCTGCGCTGGCTGCAATCAGGTCGCCTGCCGCTGACGCGCCAGACGAAAGATTACCATTGCCTGCTTGCGTGCCTGCTGCAAGAACATCACCCACGTTGCCATTATCAAATGCCCTTCTTGCTGAGTTTCTTCCGGAATAGTTGCGGTCGTAGTTGACGAGTGCTTTCAGCAAGCCAGGGTTATTCATCATCATGGCATGAGTGGTTTCACGGCCAATCACGATTTCCGGTCCTCTCTCGGCTACAAGAGACGGCTGGCCGTTCACAGAGGTAGCGGTAGGTGTCGTGAGCATCTTCACGCCCTGCATCTGCTTGCCATCATCCTCCTTTGCCCAATATACCTCGCCATTATCAGCCACAAATGGCTTCAAATCCTGCACGTTACCGCTATCGTAGGTAAGCATACCGGTTACGAGCTTGGTGTTGGTAGAAGGAGTGTTGCTCTTCTTCTTACCGCCGCTGAAAGCTGAGTTGAGTGCCCACTGGAGTAAGCCCATGAGGGTAGCCATCACACCTGCGGCTGCAATAGGACCCGCGATAGGACCCAGGAAGTCGAAACACTTACCGATGGCACCAGCGATAGAGAAGGTCATTCCTGCTTGCGTGCGGGCTGCGTCCGATTGAGTGATTGCCTCATTGTTAGCCTGAGTATTGGCGAGGTTGGTAGTGAGTGCCGTTTCCGTCATAGCCATGCCTGTATTCAAAGCTATCTTTGTGCCCTCGGTCTGCTCCTTGTTTCCGGCATCCGTCACATTCGTGATGCTTTGAACACCCTGGGTAGTTACCTTCTCACGATCCTTATTACCTTTCTTTATCTCTTTACTCAGCTCTTTCTGGTGCTTCTTCTCCTTCTTTAACTGCTCGGCTTTCTCTTTGTCTTCCTTGGATTTACCACCCTTCTTAAACTCGGTATTCATCACACCGCCGATGAAGGAACCAGTGATGCCAGCTGCGGCATCAGCGAAGGAACTGCCACCAGCGATAGCATCGGCTGCTGCTGTACCCGTTTGCGTGGCGGCATCATTGTAGAACGCATTAGCATTGTCTCTGTTGCGATGCTCCCATGCACGATGCGCGCCACTGCCCTGTGATTGCGTATTCGCCTGTTCGGGGGTTGCAGGGGGCGCGTATGGAGGCACTACAGCCGGACTGTTAGGATTGATAGGTGTACCATCAGGATTCCAGCCGAGAGCCGGCTGCTGAGGAGGCAGATTCTCGAAGTTAGACTGTGGCTGCTGGGTAAGATAAGCTGCACCCTCATCTACCAGTCGCACGTACATCGGGTTCGCCTTTGTGCCAAGGTTAGAGAAATCTTCCTTAACGGCATTGGCGTTAGCGTTGGCTCTCGCTGCATCAATACCAGGTTGCGCTTTCTTCTTACCTCGCTTTGCACCAGCATCATTGATAGCCTTCCACATCTGCGTATTCACGTCGTTGAGTGCCATATTACCCCACGATTCGAGCATAGACTTCAGAGCATTCTTGATAGCTTCCTGTGCGCTGCTTACATCGTTACGCATTTCGGCAAATGCTTTACCTACTTCCGCACCGAAGGTTTCGATAGGCTGCACGAGCTGCTGCATCTGAGAAAGTCGATTTTTCATCGCCGTTGCCATTTGGTTGACATAGGCAAGTTCTGCCTCCTGACGAGCCTTGTCTGCTTCATCGAGGAGCTGCTTGTTCTTTGAGTTCTTGAATACAAAGGCATAGTAATCTTCTGCCATCTGCATCTTCATCTTCATCAGCTCCACCTCTGGGTCAGCGGTGAGATTACCAAGACCGAGGTTCGACCACATATTGGTACGCTTACCGAAGAGACTGCTTTCCTGCTGCATCTTGCGAAGGGTTTCCTGGTTGGCAAGATTGCGCTGATTACGTTTCCACAAGAAATCAGAAATCTTCTTAGCTTCATCGTAATGCTTTTTCTCAGCCTCGGTATATTCATCGGAATACTGGATGAGCTTCTGATAAAATAGCTTTACATTCTCCTCTGTATCGCTGAGAAGCGCAAGAAAGACGGAAGGTGTATTCTCGTAATCTTTGCCAAAGAGGAATTTCAGCAATTTATCTTTCTTTCCTTCAGTAGCAAAGAGATCAGCCATCTGCGTTCTTGCCTTTTCTAGAACCTTAATCACATCATTTTTATCTTTCTGAAGCGACTCAAGAGATACGTCTGCAAAGCGAGATTTTATCAAACCGAGAAAAGAGTTTTCCTGCACCACTTTGGTGTAGTCATGCTCTAGCAGTTCTTTACGACGCTGCTCCATACGTTCCTGTATGATATTGGCATTGCTGTTTTCACCCTTTGACGCATCAAGCCACTGGCGGTCGAGATATGCCCTATCCCGCTCATCGGATTTATAGCCAACAACCTTACCTTTCTTGATTTTAGGCAGTTGCTTTAAAAGGTCAGCACGGAGCTTTGACACATCGTAAGCATTAATCTGCTCCAGCAAGGTACGAGACTGAGACTGGCCAAACTCATCATCCTTCTCCTTACGGTCTTTATCCATTGTCTTTTTGAAATCATTCCAGGTCTTCTTACCGAGGACGATAGATTGTTTTGCCGCAGCGAGAGCCGATTTCAGCTTTATATCCAAGTCATTGACAACCTGCTTCTGTATCTCCTCTTCTACATTATCCTTTGTCATTTCCTCTACCATTGCCGTCTTCTGGCGTTCGTAGAAGTTCTTGATTTTGGTTATGAACTCGGATATATTGTTGCGGGCATCGTCTTCAGGAGTTGTAGCAGAGCCTTTACCGCCCTTCCCAGTTTCATCAATATGTTGTGGGGTTCCCGTCTCTTTACCAGTTGCCACATCCAATTCCGCGCCGAATCTATCTCTTAATGCGTTTTCCTGCGCAATAACATCGTCCAATCGGCGTTGAGCCTTATCACGAGCACTCTTTGCCGCAGCTCGCTGTCCCGCTTGACCGATTGCACCTTGTGTAAAGATAGGCATTGCAGCGCCGCCGGAAGTATGAATCTGATTCCTCTTTCTAGGATCATACACATCCACCTTTGTGTTGGCGTAAGCGTCTTCTTTTTTCTGCAAATCAAGAATAGCATCAACTTTCTGGCGACCTAACTCTGCTAGTTTAGCACGAGCACCTTCAAGCTCGTAATATTTTTGTAAACGAGTGAAGTTTTTATCCCATGCCTTAGTGTTTTCCTTGACTGCACCAGTTTCAGTATTAATCTTTGCATTCAGTCCAGGAATAGCACTATTCAGTTTTTTCATTGCTTCAAGTCGCAAGTCCATAGAGGCAGAAGTATCTTTCATTACATTATGAAGACGAGTCAGTTGCTCCTGCTCCTCCATTGCCTTACGCTTACCTTCCTCCTGCACTTCGTTCAGTACTCGCTGACCAGCTGAAGCCCGATTCAGAGAAGACGTATATTCAGCCAACTTCACAACAAGTATGCCTAGCAAGCCGATTATACCGCCGAAGACACCAGCCTGTTTTACCAATGACAGCTTATTGAAAGTCGAAACCATCTTAGCCCAAACCACACTCAGTGAAGCTGAAGCAGAACTCAATTTCTGAGCATAATCAAGTACGTATGCAAACGCACCCGCCAAACCTGCCATACTGAGCATAGAAATGAGCGTAGGAAGAATATTCAACAGAATTTTGACAGAAGCAAAGATGAGTCCGATTGCTAACTTAACCTCTGTCATAAAACCGATGCTGCTAGTTAACTCCTTAGTTAACTCGAACCATGCCTTAGCTATATCGTGAACGGGACCTGCTGCTGCACTGGATGAAACAAACTGTTTCTCCCAAAGGTTATTGGCACGCTCCATATAAGCCATAGCGGTCTCCTGCTGCATATTATACTCTACCGTTACAGCCGTACCCTCATTAAAGGCTTTATTCGATTCCTCTACAGCCTTTGTAAGCATACCATTCTTAGAAGCCATCGTAACCATCGTCTTGATGAGTCGGGTACCATCGGAACCTAAGTCTTTAAAAAGATCACCAAGGGCGAATACGTTCTTTGTTTCACCCATTCTTCTGAAGATAGTAAGGATTGCGTCCATACCTCTTCCGCTCTCGATCATCTTCTTCAGGCTTCCGGTAGCAATACCCAGAGATTTTTCAATAGGGCTGGTTCCTTTTCGCAACTCAGTTACCAATTTACCAAAAGCGGTTGCTGCCACTTCTGGCTCCAATGCCATACTATCTACTGCAGAACCAAGGGCGAGAATATCAGGCGTGGTAAGGGCAGCCTGTTCACCAAGGGCGAGCATACGGTTTGAAAAATCCACAATCTTATCACTGGAAGCAGTGGAAGTAGCAGCCAGACGGAAGATTGCGGAACCGGTCTTCAACATGGCTTTTTCTACACCATACTTATTAACCAATCCCATTACCTCAGTAATCTTTGCCAAAGACGTGAGCGCTTCCTCGCCCAAATCTTCTTTAAGTGCCACATTCACCTGGTCGGCAGCACGGACGAAGCCAGCGAGCGCCATAGTTCCTCCCTGCGTCTGGATACCCAACTTAGCGCCGGCATAGGCGATGCGATTTAGCTCTTCGAGGCTGGTACGGGTATCAATTTTTGCTAACTCTTGAGATAAATTCGCTACCTCTTCGGTTGTTGAAAGCGCAACCTTACGAATATCCGTCAACTGATCCGCAAACTTCATGTTCAGACGGAACAAATCAACAAAGTAAGTTTTTACCTGGTTGAACACGGCAAACATACCCACGTATGCCGTAAGGTTCATCAATGCCGTATGCCATGCGCCGCCCTGCTTATTGGCTGCACCCGTTGCGTCATCAATAACCTTTTTGAGATTCTTCAGTTCCTTCTGTCTGTTTGCAAATGTCTCGCTCTTGGTATTGATAATATTCAGTTCCTCTTCGAGCTGCTTATAAGCCTGTCTCAGCTCATTAATATTTGCCTTGCCGGTCTTACTGCGGGCAACAATATCATTGATTTGCGCTTGCGAGAGGCGGGTACCTTTCATTGTTTGTTCCAACTGGGCGTATTGTCTGCGCAAATCAGATACAGCCTTGCTTCCAGCAGGGAGTTGCTGTATTTTCTGCTGAATAGCGTCCATGGTTTGCTTAATATCCTCGCCCGAAGCCTTGCCAGGGTTTGATAATACCTGACGCATTTTCTGCCAACCGATGGCTGCCTTCTGAGCCTTGCCTGATACGGCATCCAGGCGTTCCTCAATCTGGGCAAGGGCATCGTTAAAGGATTTAATCAGAGCGGTATCAGATGTATCTACATTATCCCTCGCCTGAGTAAGTGATGTTCTAGCACGGCGAAGTTCGGAGGCCGTAGCGTTTTTATTACCGACGGCTAGCATAGCTTCACTGGCACTCATCTTTCCGTTACGCCTATCCTCTTCTGCCTCCAGTTGCTTTAACATATCGAGGTTAAACTGATAGCCAGAGGAAGTTTTCTTTAAAGAAGAAACAAGTTCTCTCTGTTGGTTTAAAGCCTTACTGAGCCATTGGTCAGACTGATTCCCAATATCGGCCAAACCTTTCGCAACCTTCACGTATTTACCTTCCAGCAATCGCACCTCGTCGCCTACTTCCTTCATCAGCAAGCGGATATGCTTTGCCTCTTCCTCCTCTGCTTCAGAAAGACCTTCCAGCTTACGCTTGCTTTCACCCAAGGCACGGCGAAGGTTACGGAGCGAAGTATTACCGAGGTTACTGACCACGGCTTCCAGTCGCTCGGTAGTCTTGATGGTCTGAACCTGGGCAGACTGCAGGGCTTTTACTTTTGCCTCTGCTGCCTTGTATTCCTCTGTGCCAGGCTTCATCTGCTTCATCTGCTCGGTAAGTTCCTTTGCCTTATCGAAGAGGAGTTGCAGCACCTTGATAGGCTGCTTGCCGTCCATCGTAATGATGGATTCTATTTTACCTGCCATATTCTTTTTCTTTTAAAATGTTATTCTCTTTCGATTCCATCATCCTCCAGCGCTTTTGCTATCTGCATGATAGCCTGCCAGCCGTAGTAATCGGCAAGATGGTTCTCGTATCTCGTTTTCAGTCTTCGGATGGTTCGCATGATAGCCGGACGATGAGATTTGCCTTCCCGTCTATCCCACTTTCTAATATATCGGGTATTATACTTCGCCTTTCTTGCTCGGTCCACCTTGTCTGCCGTGATATGAGCTTCGGGGTCGTGAGGATTTCCAGTCAGACCTACACCAATATCCACGAACTTCAGATAGTCGTTGTAGCGAATACCTACGGTGAGTTCGCCCGTCTCCTCGTTAGCCTGATATACTGTACCCTCGAAGGATTTTGCACCATCGCCTCTTGACCACCATTGGCCATGCTCTCTACGATATTGGTTTACCTTCTCGTAGCCGCGATATACCTCTGTAGGATAAATGCGCTGCTTCTGGAAGTTCAACTGAATATCGAGCAAAGCCTGCTTAAGATAGATTCCGGCTACATCTTTTAAGGGTGCAAAAGGCGATTGGATGGGTTTAGTCTTGATTCCCATAAGCCGTTTCCTTTCTATTTAGTCGATGCAGGAATGATGTATTTCTGTTCCTTCCTGCATTGGAAGTTATAGAGTGGACGGATGGTTTGCCAATAGCAATCGGCAAGGAGCCAGCTCGGACCACGGAAAAGAGGGTTTACGCCATAGGCGAAACTCTCTATATCAATGGATGATAACTCGATGCCCAACTTAGGCTCTTCCGTCTTGAAGTTTCTGCCTGTGATAGGACAGATACCCGTGCGGCGAAGCTGAGTGAGATAGGAGGCAAGGTCTTCGCAATACTCCATCAGATCATCCGATGCAGCCTGCAATTTGCTACCATCATATCTGCCCAACGTAGCAGAAGAATCTTTCAGTCGGGTAAGGAAACAGACCTGATAAGTAATCAGGGCTTGCTTATCCGATTTCAACTCTCCGGAGTTCACTACACGATAGAGCATACAGGGAGAGTGAATGATATTGGCGTTGCGGGAAAAGATATTTTCCTCATCAATATCACGAATGCGAAAGAAACTCTGGTCTTCCAGCTTCTTGCTTGTCGGGTCGTGGGATAAGGGCTTGTAGATGGTTGCCCAATGTTCCAAAACATCTGATATTGTCATAATTCAAAGGGTTTTTAACACATTATTAACTGATAGCGTACAGAAATTAAGAGTTGTTGGCACTATATATCGTAAGCATCACCACTTGATTTCGACGGAATCCACTCATCTTTATCTGCACCATTATCCGGCTTGGCTGCATTATCTGTATCTGCCTTATCTTTATCCTTTACCTCTTCTTTCTCGCTGTCCTCCTCTTCTTCCTTCATCAAGTCTTTCAGCTTCACGTTGAAGTGCCTTTCGGTTTTATCGGCTACAATCTTCTGCATCACTCTTGCCCAGGGTGCCCCATTACAGGTACTCTCGTTTTCGAGGATGCTTACGAGCTGCACGCCACAATAAATAGCGGCAAGATAGTTGGCGAGATGAAGAGGGTTCTGGAAATCGAGTATCACGGTATCTACCATCGTGGCTAGGAATATCGCAAGGATGAGGACAGAGAAATCCTTCACCATCTTTGCCATTTTCTTAGATTTCAGTTTGCCGTCGATTTTGCATCGAGGGTCTTTCTTGATAGCCTCCCGATAGCGGGAATAGATGCGGCAGTTGCACCGCCACGCCGTATAGCAATCGCAAATGAGGGCGAAGAAGCATACGGCGATGTAGTTAAGAGATGGTTCCAGCGTACACCATACCAAGCCGATAATGGCTGCAAGAAACCTTGTGAGGGTTGGAATTAAACTTTGCATTTATTTTTTCTTTTTAATGTTATCCTATGTTGTCTTTTAATACGATACAAAGGTATCGGTTTTTTATTGAGGGATGGGGACAAAGAGAGCTGTGGGACCTGCGATGGAATCGCAGGGAACGGGGGCGAGAGGGATGCTATTTCAAGCTAGGGGGTTCGGGGGTTGTCCCAACCATTTAGGGGTGATTTCGTAATTTTGTGGGCAGATAAAGAAATTAAAAAGGCGCAAAATGATAAACGAGCAATTACAGAAAAAGATAGATCAGTCTATTCGCCTCCTGCAAAGCGTACAGAAAAGGTACGATGGAGAGATAGAACTGGCTTATTCGGGCGGCAAGGATAGCGACGTGATCCTGCAGCTTGCAAAAGAAGCTGGTATCAGATACAGGGCGATATACAAGAATACCACCATCGACCCACCGGGCACTATCGCCCACGTGAAGAAGATGGGTGTGGAAATTCTCAGACCGAAAGAAAATTTCTTTCAGCTTATTGCAAAGAAAGGGTTTCCTAATCGCTTTAGCCGTTTCTGCTGTGAAGTTCTGAAGGAATATAAAATCCTCGATAAAACTGTTATCGGTGTGCGCAAAGAAGAAAGCAGAGCGAGAAAGGAAAGATATAACGAACCTACCGAATGCCGGTACTATGGTTCTAAGAAAAAGGAAAATCATGTAGAACAGATTTATCCTATCTTGGAATGGACCAACGAAGATGTGAGGGATTTCATTCTTGATAGAGGATTGAAGTTGGCACCAGTATACTATGATACGGGGGGGCAAATCAACGTTACCCGAAGACTCGGCTGCATGTGCTGCCCCCTGGCTTCAAGACGCAAGCGCCTTATCGAGTTTCAGAAGCATCCCCGCATAGCCAAGGCTTATCTGAGGGCGGGACAGAAATTCTTAGATACGCATCCTGACTCGTCAGCAGTAAGCAGATATGATAACGTTTACGAATGGTTTACGCGTGATGTGTTCTATGCCAACAATAAAGATTGGGAAAAGGCAAACGGCACACTATTCGGTAAGCCCGATTACAAGAAGTTTCTGGAAGGTCAGTTTGGTATCGACCTTACCATATAGCCTTCCGGGGGTTCGGGGGTTTGAACACGAATGACACGAATAGCACGAAATTCGGTTTTCGATTCCCCACCAGGTTAACATTAAACATTAATAAGAGATGAGTCAACTTACGCAGAATACCCTGCAGAGAATAGACAAGTGGCTATCTAACGGACTGAGCATCGATACCATGTTCCCGAAACTGGAACAGAAGTATAGAATGCAGCTCTGCTACGAGTTCTATAAACGCTGGGTACAAAACAACGACATAGACCCCAAGACTACCTGCCGCAACATAGCAAGGCGCGACTATGCGCTGTTTATGAAACAGGCAGGACAGGGCAACAGGGAGGCGCAGGAAATGGTGATGGCGCTGCATATTGATATTGACGACGAAGGAAATATCAAACCCCGTACCATTACCGAGCTGACAAACGATGTGGCGGTCTGCAACCATATCATCCGTTTTTTTATGACCGATGAGAGTCCGCGCCACAAGGCGATGTATCTCAATTCTGCGGAATGGCTTATCCGCACAGGCAAACAGCAGAACAACGACCGTGCGGTGGATAAGGGTATGCAGGCACTGGCTACCGTTTATGGCAACTTCCTGGAAGAGAAGGATGCTACCGAGGAAATGCCGGATATGAGCCGCATTGCCATTACGCAGGATGTGAGCATCGTGAAGCGAGACAGGGTGAACTATACTGACGAGTACAAGAAGAAGATGGCTCGCAAGTATGGTCTTACCGCCAAGGATATGCAGGATATTGCCGAAGAGGAGAGTCTGCAGGAGCATAATGAAAAGGCACCTGACTATATGGAGTATATGGAAGAGGTGCTGGATGATCATGCTGAGAAGAAGGAAGCCGAAATGGATATTCCGGAAGAGGAAGGTGATACCGGAAAGAAAGGAGGCGATAATGAGTAAGCGCAAAGGTAATCATCATTATCACAACAAGGTTCCTCCCTTTACTCCGGACCCTGAGCATTACACCCGAAAGCAACATACCTGGAAGGCGAAGGTGGCATACGAAACAGAAAATGCTGCCTGGGAGTTTCTGAACCAAAGACCGGAGCTGAAGGCGCAAGGGTATGTAGCGTATCAGTGCAAGACGTGCCAGAAATGGCATGTGGGAAAATTGAGAAATAATGAAAGAAAGAAAGCTGAATAAAGTTTCTTTCTTTCTTCAAGAATATAAAAACATAAAAGGAAGATATGAAATATGGATTGCCCTATAAGGGAAGTAAAAACAAATTGGCAGAGAGAATTGTAAGTCTCCTGCCTAAACGCACACACCTGATAGATTTATTCTGCGGTGGTTGTGCGGTGAGCCATGCAGCATTATTGAGAAACAAGTATGAGCATATTCACATTAATGATATTAACTGGATGTGCCCTACTCTATTCATTGATGCGTTGAACGGCAAATATCAAAACGAGACGAGATGGATAAGCCGTGAGGATTTCTTCAAGCTGAAAGATACCGATCCATACGTAGCAGTAGTCTGGTCGTTTGGAAATAATCTGCGAAATTATCTTTATTCTAAGGAAATCGAACCTTTGAAGAAAGCTATCCATTATGCGATATTCTTTCGTGATTACTCTCTGGGAAAAGACCTTGGTTATGATTTGTCTTTCATTGAGCCTATCAGCGACATTAAGCGCAGATATACTGCCGTAAAGAGATATTTCAGCCAGTTTGGTCACTTCCAGCAACAATCATTTGAGGGGGGGCAGAGAGTAGCCACCAACTGCAAGTTGAACACGTTACGAGGGGGGCAGAATCATCGAGATTGCAGAGCACAGAAGCTTACGACAGAATCAATCAGACTGGAGAATGCCGAAAGATGGAACCCAAGAGCCATCTTTCAAAAAAAAAAATACAAACGCCCAAGCGAAATTCAATCGGAAGAAAGCCACAACTGCATTGCACAGATTGCAGTACAGAGAGCGACAGCTATCCCTGCCTCGAATTTCGGGGGGGGCAATTCTCACACATCACATCAGATGTTCTTGATTATCAACAAGTTACAATACCCGATGACAGCGTAATCTACTGCGATATTCCCTACGAAGGAACAGACGGCTACCTAGAAAAAGATTCCGAAGGTTTCGACTATGAGCGATTCTACGATTGGTGCGAGCATCAGACACAACCCGTTTTCATATCTTCCTATCAGATGCCCGATGATCGCTTCGATTGCATCGAAGAGTTCTCTCATCGCTCTACCCTATCAGCTACGGCTAATAATCTCGTAACGGAACGCATCTACGTTCCGAAACATCAGAAGGAACGAGGCGATAGAGCTATTCAACTTTCATTATTTTAAATCTGCGAAATTATGGCAAAGATTATTTATTTTGGAACCAATGGATGTTCCGGACACTACCCTATCGGTATTGATATGACACTGACAGGAGAAGAATACAATAAATGGTGCGAGTGTGATAATGAAGTCTGGATAGAAAACATCCGGAAAAACCCAGGTCGCCACCTGATTCAACACCATGGTGAAACCTACACCAACTACGGTGTGCCTTTCTCTGTAGATGAAGACAGAGTTGGAAACCATACCGAACTCTTCTGGGAGGGAATACACTCGGAAAAAGAAATAATAGAACTCATAAAGAGTAACCCGTTTTTGAAACGACAATTTAAAATGTAAGCAACAATGATAGTAATAAAAATAAAAACATGGAAAGACTGGAAACAGGACTTTCTAAAATGGGTACAAGCACCTCGGCGCAGTACTTGCAAGGAGTACGTAGATTATATGGAGGCTTTACAAAATCAGGTTCTCTACAAAATAATAAACGACACTTGCGATAAATACGGCAATATGCGTGAGGATCAAATTCAAGACATCACCGAGGCAGTCGAGAGATGCGTGGCTGAGTGTGCCAAAGAAACACGCAAGTTAATCGATGATTGCCAGCCCGCAAAATTGCTCTAAGACTGTAAAAAACTGACATATCTACGGATTTTAAATCCGCAGGAACGCCTAACGGACGCAAAGATGCGGCTAAAAAAACATACATTCAGGATAACATTTTCATTTTTATGCAGCAACCACATCAGATATATTTAAACAAATTCCAGCAGGAACTCTTTTATATGGGGGCAAAAGACGAAATCGTCATAGCTGGACGACGTACCGGTAAAACTGATGGATTGGTAGCGCCACGCGTATGGGCGGTATCAAACTCTATGCCCGGCATGTTGGGAGCTTGGCTTGCTATTTCAAGACAGCAAGCATTTTCTAAAACTATTCCTGGTACCATGGCAGCCATGGAACGAATGTTTGGCTTCACAATAGGTATTCACATGGGATGGGGAAGGCCACCGAAACATGCCCGCCCTGCCATTTTTAAGCCAAAAAATTATGATAATATTATATGGTTCGCCAACGGCGCACAATGGGCTTCCATATCCCTTGCGCAAACCGCATCAGCAAACTCTTATACGTTTTCACACGCCATTTTGGATGAAGGTAGATTTGCAAACAAAAAGAAAATCGACGAGGAGTTTATGCCTTCTCTATCAGGACAGACTCATCCATTAGGCAATATAGAGTTTTCTGAATATAACCCTTACTATAGAGGTAGGCTTTTCGTTTCCGATGCTGCTCTGACCGCAAAAGGCAGTTGGCTGGAAAGAGAAGATGAGAAGTTAGACCTAGTGATAGAGAACGGACTTTTTAAAGGTAAAACCTACCGATGGGTGCAGGAGCAGTTGGAAGAATATGCTAATAAAGTTATCTTTTACAATGACCTCCTCTATAATGCCCAAAAATCAAGACACACACCCCATGTGGTTCCTGCGGAAGTAAGAACGATGATTCGTGCAATAGCATTGAAAATGCTGAAGCATGAGGGCATGATTCGTATTCTACCTAAACACGGAAATCATCTTACCAAAAACATGGTAGATATGGCGGTAAACTACAAACTGGTTACTGCAGAAGATGCCGAACTCATCTATGATTACGAATATCTAATTACACCAGAAGAGGATTTCGAGATGCAGATGTTTTTACGTTCTAAGAAATTCCAAGATAAATATCTGAGAGAATTGAGGCGTTCAGCTTTCGTAGTACGCAGGGCATCTACTCTCGAGAATGTGGACATTCTCGGTGAGGATTACATCAGGCAGTTAAAGCGAGATCTCCCTGCCTATACCTTCGCCGTTTCAATATTGAACATCAAAATCAAGAAATCAAATGACGGTTTTTACTCTAACCTGGATATAGATAGGGTACACGGTTATATCCCCGACAACGAGATAGATCCGCTCTCAGTGGCGAAGTGGGAAACAAAAAAGGCTACGGGCATCATCGGCGGCAAGAAGATTACATCAGAAAGTTATCAGCCCGACTTAAAAGAGCTGTCCGAGAGAAACGACTGCCGTATGGATAGCGACTGCATAAACGACCTTCCTCTTTATCTCGCATTTGACTATAACGCCAATATCAATACCCTGGTGGTAGGTCAGGTATATCAGCGTGACGGAGTAGAGGCAGTGAATGTTATCAAAAGCTTCTATGTGAAGAACGAGCGCAAGCTGAGAGATTTGGTAGATGATTTCTCGCATTACTATGCTCCGAAGAGAGCCGTGAACCGTGACGTGGTTTACTTTTACGATTCTACGGCAAAACAAGGTGCATCGTATGCGCTGACCGATGAACGATTCTACCAGGCAGTTATCAAAGAGCTGGAGCATAACGGCTGGAACGTAACGGCGATAGATATGGGTGTGCCGGAGAAGCACGAGGTGAAGCATCGCATCATCAATAATGCCCTTGCCGGTATCGAATATCCTGCTATTCGTATCAATCAGCCCAACAACCCCGACCTGATTATCGCCATGCAGCTCTGTGAGGTGAGCATCGGCTATCAGGGATTCAGAAAGGATAAGAGCCAGGAGAAGAAGCCGGAAACGGAAGACAACCTGCCGTTGCAGCAGAGAACAGACTTCACCGATGCCTTCGACTCGCTATATCTGGGCTGCAAATTCTGGCGAGGAAATATCGGCTGGTTTGTACTGCCGGACGGAAGGAACGTATAACTAAATGCTGAATGTTGAATGTTGAATTAGGAATGAGGGGCGGGTGTCATCGCGACAGCCGCCCCTCTTAAACTATAACCATAAACTATGTTCAAAATTTTAATTCAAATGAGAACTAATTAATGAAGAAAATAAAATTCCCGCGTTTCACAACGAAGGAACTAAGACTTTAACAACTCAAAAAACTTGAATAAAATAATTGTAACTAACTACGTTAAGCATATTTTGATAAAACACTAGAAGAATCTATTCTTTACGCACACATTAGAATTAATGAAGAAATTAGAACCCCGCGTTTCACAACGAAGGGAACTAAGCGATTTTCGATAAGTAAAAAATAATCGTTTAACTTATAAAATATATCTGACAAAACATTAGAAGAATAAAAATTCTATTTACCTTAATGGCGATTTTCGCACTGTTCATTGAAGGCTGCGATAGCATTATCTTTTCTGTCTCTGCTCATCGCATCCCATCGTTCCTGCCACTTTACTTTCTTGGTATAGCCGGAAAAGTAACAGATAGAACTGACCGGGATTATCATCTGCGTAAAGCCTTTTTCCGGGTCTTGATAATGTACCCGAACGATAGGCTTTGGTCGGCAATTCTTACTATCTATCTTTTGAACGAACAAATCATCTCCACGATACAAATCTTGCACCAGGGTTTCAAAGGCTCGATTGCAGATAGTGATACATTTACCGGTGTTCAGTTGAATGTCAACAAAAACATCGTAAAAATCGCCCGATTCATGCTCCAGGTCTTTAATCTGCTCTTCGAGCGATTGATATACCTCTACGTCATAGCGGGGCGCACTATCTCGCATCCACTCTGAAAACTCATCAAGCTCCTTTATAAGCCCATATTGTTCCAATTCTGTCATAACCTCTATAATCTTTATTTTCTGTTTGCAAAAGTAATACTTTTGTTTTTATTGATGGGGACAAAGAAAAGTAAAAGAGTAAAAAGGTAAAAAAGCCTAGCGGGGTAAGGACCAGCGATAGAATCGCTGGGAACGGAAGCGTATACTTCGTAAATTACCCAAATTCAGCGCTGTTTCCAGCTTTTCGAACAACTGTTCTTCTTCTTCTTCTGATTTCTTTCGGAAGAAAGAAGAAGAATAGATGTTTCCCATTGCTGAATAGAAGAAATTATGAGGGTTCCGGTATAGCTTAGTGTAGCTATCACGCAGTTGGAATGGGGTATGAGGAAGCGTGATAGGCAGCATAGACTTGCTGAATACCGGTAATACCGTTCTCGCCAACATCTGAGCTTCGTAGTGCGCTTCCTTATCATCTATTACCAGGAAGGTGCCGGTAAAACCACGAGGCGTTTCCTCGCTCTTTGGGTGACCATCGACACAAAAACTAGGACCGGAGGCTGTAATGCTGCTGTTTACTAAAGGAACCTCATGCCACATTTCGCCCATCAGCTTCTCCCTGTGTTCCCACTCCATCTTATTTTCGCCCTGGCCTATGAATGTTACCAGATTGCCTTCCTCATTAATATAAGGCTGGCCGGGATGCCGTTCAAAATCTTCTTTTCTGCAGACGAAGACTCTTGTGCCTATACCAGCATATTCTTCTGCCGTTTTTTCCTTCAGTTCTTCTTTCTTTGCCATAGCTATTTCTTTTTATAATCGATACCATTCTTTTTCAGATACTCTTCGGCTGCCTCTTGGCTATTAAACTTCATGGGGATACCGAACCAACCTTTCAAGTATCTGTATCTTTGCCACCAATGTTTTTTATACATGATGAAGTACCTAACCTCACCCGCAAAGCTCGGATGCCACTCCATATTAAAGAATCTGGTAAGACGAGCCGAAACAATTTTTATCTTCATACTACTACTATCTTTCTTAAAATAAAAATACTCTGCTATCTGCTCCATTAACACGATAAGGAATATTACGAATATCGTAAGAAGTATAAGCTGTAAATCGGAGCATTGTACAAATGTCATAACTATTCAACTATCTTATCCTTGAAACCAATTAGGCGCTTGGCATCTTCCTCAGTTATCAATTCTATCTCATCGTTGTTGTGATCATCCTTGACAACCAAATCATCGGTAAAGACGAAATAATATTTACCCTCATGGGTGATAAGATTGATAGGACGGAAAGGTATGCAGGCAATGAGGGCACGCAGCCCTAACTTCTTCAGAATATCATCGTGAGTGGTAACTGGATGATATGAAGACATCACTTCCTTAATAGCCCTACCCTCTTCATTATTCAGGTTAGGAGTAACCCCAAAGCGATTATCATCATAATAAGTCTTGCTCCAGACTTCCTTATCCAATGTTTCGTACTCATCGGGAATAACAACAAACTCGTAGATTTCCAACTTTCGGGAAAAAGTAGAGTTTACATAAGAGGCAATGACTCGGGTTAACTGGAAGGGTATCGCCTTGCGGATGCGGTCGCAATATTCTACACTTTGCTGGCGCTCCTTCTCTACCACGTTCTTCACCCACTCAAAGGACTCAGAACCTTCTTTTAATTTAAATATGTGCATAATGCTATTACTTTAAATGGTTTCTCTGACAACAGAGATATACGTTTTTGATAATCTCACGGAAGGCGAAACTTATCTCGCAGTTGTGATAGAGGATTTCTGCGATGTTAGCCTTCTCTTCAGGGGAGGCTTTGTCCTCCAGAATATTAGTGAGACAATGACCGATATTCTGCTTGCCACGGGTATCTTTCGATACATGATCGCCTTCGATATGAAAGACAGCAAGGGTGGTAAGCTGCAAAGGGTGTTGTTCCTGAAAGACTTGTATCTTTGCCTTGATTTCATTCATTAACTGATCGAAATCTTCGGTAAGATGGTTTAAGCCTTTGATGTAAGCGATGAACTCATCAAGAGTTTCACGGCTATCAAACTGCTTCTTCAGTTCTTCTCTAGAGATAACTATATCCGGTTTCTGACGGAGCAGAGCATCTATCTGCTCGTCGATGTATTTCTTATTTTCTTTACTCATTGTTACTTCTTTTTTTAGGGACCAGCGATAGAATCGCTGGGAACGGAGGCGAGAGGTGGGTTATTACTTTTTGACTTGGCAGGAGCAGGAGGCTGAGTGAATGCAGCAGGTGTAGCCTCTGGCGGTCTCAAAGATGATATACTCGTGACCTTTGGAGGTTACGGTGATACTGCTGACTTTTATCCGGTCGCCTTCTCTGTAATCGGTAATGAGCGCATGAATAAGCAGGTAGAACATGCCGAACATAAAAAGTGTAAATATCACATCTGAGGTTGTTGCTTTCAACTCATAAAAGAGTTTCTTTAACTTTGCCTTATCCATACGCCTTAACAATTATAGAGCTTGATACCATAGCGGTCCTTCATCAGGGTTACTGCCCAGTCGGGATAACCGCCTTTATGCTGTTCCTGATAGATTTCTATCTCCCGGTTATAGCGCTGTAGGAGGAGAACAAATCTAGGATCGGGAGCTTCGCCACCTCGTATGTGATATTTCTCCTGAGCAAACTGCATTTCTGCCATCAGCTTGTAGCTATGCGTGAACTGCTCGTTGCCTCCCTCGTTGTAGATAATTGCCATTACCCTTGCCAGGTCATCCTTCTTCACTACAGCCATACCTACGGCATCAGCCGTGCGGAGAGTAGCGAGATAGAACTGGAAATCGAAATCTGTTTTATCCATATCGTTTTGTTTTTACTTAATCTTCTAATAGAGACTGAGGAGCCTTCAGTTCCTCGCAACCGCAAAGACGGAGGAAATGCTGCAGGTCGTGAATGCTTATTATCTGCATGGCTCCTGCGCCCAAATTCATGCTGCCAGAAATGAAACGTACAATTTGTGCTATTGTACCCTTGCCCTGCGACTCCTGGAGACAAGTAAAGTAACTCAGACCTTCTTTTACTAAGTGCTGAAATTCTTCTTCATCTTCGTAATGCAGTTCGTAAGCCACCATGTAATAATCGCAGACGAAACGCTTGGCAGAGAACTTATACTGATAGGTAAAACGGAGACCACTTTCCTGCTGCATTATATCATCGCTAGGAGTGAACACCTGCGGATTCTCCTTTAACCATTCCTCCGTTATCGGCACAAGATAAAGTTCACTGTATAATCTTAAAACCTTGCGATTAGTCTGCACAAAGACGATAGAGCAACCATCATTATCCTGCTTATCGATATATGCCAACTGATTCCCCTGCTGCGGACCATACGATGATACCGGAGCATAGACGTAATCGCCCAACTGGAAATCATGCGGTCCGTACTTGACAGGTTCGCAACCGCTAATTTTTATTTTATTTGCCATATTAATCTATTCTTTATTTGTTATACTTCTTCTGCATCTGCTCTACACTATCCGCAAGAATTTCATTCAGAAAATCTTCTGAAAAACTAGAGATATTCATTTCTTCTCCGGAAATGTGTCGATGAAACTCCTGATAGTAGATGTCTTTGATTTCATCCCTATCAAGAGACTCGTATGTTACGAAATCAAACAACTCGACAGACATTATCTCATCATCCTTGAAGACGCACCGGGCTACTGCGATACCACCAGGAAGTGCCAACATAGAATAATCCCCGATAATCGATTTAACGCCTTCAAAAGCGAAGAAACGGGATAGTTCCTGCGCAACCTGCAATTCGGAAATCTGCCTGTAACCATATATCGACGAGATATAGGCATTCGCAAAAGAAGGACGAAAAGTGATTCTAAAGTTATGAAACTCCCACTCAGAATTTTTCGCCTTCGTTAGCATATCTGTAAGTACCTCGCCCTTTTCGTTGTGATAAACCACGGCGTAAACACTGCCCATCTTGTTGCGAAAGACAAATTCCACATCTGTTTCTGCGTGATCTACTACCCGGGGCTTCGACAGACGTTCTGTGACGTTATTGAATTTTATGCAGCCGAACTCTTCGGGGGTACCAACAGGAGTAGGCATAAGAACGATGTTATCCTTTCTTTCTGCCCTTGAAAGAAGCAAATTCTTTGGATTGATGATTCCCTGGTCCATACGCTACCCTCCTATCGGTTATAATCTACCACGATGTTATATCTTTCGAGGACGGGTACCAAGCCGGTCATTACACCTTTGCCTAAGAGAGGAACTGCATCTAATACGCTGTATGGGATAACCTTCTTCTTCGGGAGTTGTTCACGGTTGGCTTCCTCTTCGAGGAGCTTCTTGTAAGTTTCCAACTCCTTGTCGGCAGCATCGCGCTCGTCGAGAGCCTTCTTATATTTGGCATTCAGCTCATCATATTGTTCCTGGGCCTCCTTTGCCTCCTGACGCAGTTTAGCGATGAAATTACTGGCTTTATTCATAGTGGCATCGGATTCGGCAGCTTGCTGCACGAGGGTGTCGACTTCCTGCTGGTGCTGGGCTTTCAGATCTTCCAACTGCTGCTGAAGAGAGGCAATCTCTTTACGCAGGGCATCGGTATCGGTGGCGGTATGCACGAAATCAAACAGGCGTTCGATGTTCTGCTTTAACTGGGCGCAGGTTTCGGTGGTCGTACCGATGAGGGTTACGGCTTCCTCGGCGGTGAGGGTATAGCCGGACTTAGAACCAGCGATAAAATCGCTGGGAACGGGGGCGTTTTCGGCGGCGGCTTTTGCGGCTTCCTCTTCCTTGGCTTTCTTTTCCTCGGCTTTCTGCTGCTCTAACACGAAGGAGATAGCTGTGGGCATATCTTCCAGCTTATCGTAGTAATTATCTTCCTGCGCATCGAGAGCAAGACGGCCTTCGTATACCTCCCACAGATTGTTATCTATGAGGTAATAGATGGCGGAGAGCACCGTGCGTTCGCCGTGCTCTTCGATGTAAGTATTGAGAGGAGCAACCCAGGCTTTCTCTACTACGTTCTTGAGCCATTCCTTATAGACTACACCCATCAGGGTCTTCTTATCGTTCTCATCGGCATAACAGGAAGCTATGCGGGGGATAACGTAGAGAGGTTCTGTCTTCTGCAGGAAGTTCTCGTAGTTGATACCGAGAGCCTGGCGAACCATATTGCTCACGCTTTTAAACTTATACTTCTTCAATAAAGCTCGAAGTATGTTTTGCTGTTTATTGATCATACAGATTCAGTTTTAGAATCGTTGTTTATTGTTTATTATTACTTTGAAGTATCAGGCGAATCATCGTCCTCTCCTTCGATAATCTCAAAGCCATGCTTTCGGGCGGTAGCCTCGCTGCGTTCCGAGCGGTTGGCTTGCATGGAGTTTTCGTGTTCCCGAAACTCATGCTTCAGCCTCCGGTTCTGGTTCTTCCGGCCAGCCGTACTCCTGATAACCCGCCTTATGTTCCTCTGCTGATTTCTCACGGCGATTGTCGTAATATACAGGTTGTTCACCTGCGGCTACTCTCTCCTTATTGTACTCAGCATAGGCAATACCTATCTTATCCATAAACTCCTCGTTGGCACGGCGTTTAGCAACCTTGTAGTCGTGATTGGCTTTCTGATATTGGGCGTGAGCTTCGGCACGATCAGCATCTCGCTGAACGAAGAAAGATTTCTTTTCCAAGGTTTGCTTGCCGAGAAATTCTTTCAGGCTAGACTTCTGACGTTCCTTGAACTCAACTTCCTTATCCAGGAGGTTCTTCTTACGTTTCGCAAAAGCCTCGCCGCCATCGGTCTTGATTTTCAAAGCAACTTCGTGCTTTTCGTCTCTCTCCTTACGCAACGGCGCAAGGACTTCTTTCTGAAATTCTTCTAATGTTCTCATAATCTCTATCAATCTTTAATTGTATTATAAAACTTTTCTTAGTCGAAGAGGGAAGGCTGGCGTGCCTTCAGTTCCTCTTCTTTTGCTGCCTTCTCCGCTTTCTCTTCCAGAACTGCAGCAGATAGTATCTGTTTCAGTCCCTTGCGGGAGGCGAGAGGTTCCCTTGATACGAGGGAAATAAACTTATCTCTGCCAAGTTTACGGTAGAAAGGAAGGAACTCCTTATCTACCAAATCGGCAGGGGCACTAGGAATCAGTTTGCCCTGGTAAGGCTGGCCTTTTCCATCTACTACCAGGAAATGACGTGTGCCATTTTCCTCATCTGATATATCAATGCCTCCGGAATATTTGGCTATACTGAGTTGACTGCACAGCCAGGCCTCCTTGGCTATCACGATTGTTTTCATTGGGCGAGGGGTTGCTTATTTTTCTGCAGTTAAATCATTCTTGATTTCATCCCACATCGCCATCTCTACCTTCTTGCCATCGAAGTGGCCAACGGCTACCAGTTCGCCACCTTCCTGGGTGGCATCAGCAGAAGAGATAGCACTGCTGCGGATAATCATTATATCGAACTCGTGAATAGCATCCATGATACTCTTCATATCGATGTACTGCATATCTCCGCGAGCATTCTGACGGATGCGCTGTATATCAACATCGGTGAGCTTAGTCTTTGTCTGCTCCTGCGCCTTGCGCACTGCTGCGGTTTCCAAGTCTATGCGCTGCTGTTCGTAGGCATTACCTATCAGCTCGGCATTCTTAAACTGCGCTAAGAGATTGAGAAACTTTCTAAAAAGTTCTTCTCCAAGCGACATCACGGAGATTGCAAGGCTCTGCTCTATCAAAAGAGTCTTGCCCTTTACCTGCCAGTGAAACAAACCGACACGTTCCCACTCTTTGAACGAAGCATAAAGAGTACTCAGATTCTTCAGAGTTGCCTTTGACTGCTTCTCTTTCTTACTTTTAAACGGATTCCACATAATCTATATATTGTTTAAAATGAATATTCCAGTTTAAAAGCGCCCTATGCTCACGCACCGGGGAGGTGTAGGAAATTGTAAATAGACAACCCTACATTGCTTTTGCTTGTAGTTATTGTAAATAAATACGGAACATCCTTTCGCTAAAGGTGTCTGCTATGAAGCATTTACATTAATTCAATAATTTAACAGTTAGAGCTTTAAAAATCTACGCTAAACTATATTGAATCTTAAAACATGAATTACCATTAATGAGTAATGAACCTGGTACCGTCTACCTCGAGCACCAGAATGTCGTTCACCACCCGGATTTCTCCGCTGTTTACGAACTGCACTTTTCTCTGATGACGCATAACATCCACCTTCAGACAGACGCATTCACCTTCATCTACATGCCCGGTCTTGGTGAGGAACTTGATGTAGAACGATTTGCGCTTTACGTTCCTCGCTGTCTGCGGATGCACATAACCAGTTACCTGCTGTCCGCTGCGTGGGTCTATCCACTGCCACTTTTCGCAGAACTGACGGAGGTTCTGATAAGATTGATGATATTTTGCCATAACTCTTACCTATTAGTCGATGAATTTATACGAAGCCACCGAAATCATAATGATCACGAGGACCATCCTGCTCCTTATCCTCTTCGTAAGGAGGAAGCTTGGCTTGCAGGAATCGGTTCAGAATGATACTGTCTACCTTCCGTTTCTCCTTGGCTACCCTTTGCCGATGCCGCAATATATCAGGAAACAGGATGTTCTTGAGCGGGTTCGACCAATCGGCTGCGTCATTGCATGCCGAATAGTCGGGGTACAGCACCATGGAATAATGCGATAACTTACCGTTAGGTGTATCGAGCATCGGGCCAGCCAACGTAAAGGCTTTCTCCTCGTTGTAAAGAACCATGTGCGAAGTCTGTAGGGTCACATCATTATGGTTCTGATACAAGATTCTGTCTCTGTATTCCATCAGATGAATATCTATCCAGTCTTCTACACTCTTATCGGTTGAGAGCACCAGGTGGGTTATCCAACCTCTCTCAAAGCAAGTCTGAAGGTAGTTGATGATATATCCGGTGGCAGATGTTCTGCTTACGGTCATCGCCAACACCATCACACAGAAATGCTTTTTCTGTGCCCGGTTAGGGTTTACATCAGCCATATATCCGATAGCATGGAAGAATTTATCTATCAGCACATCGCCGTGAGTATAGAAGCTCAATGCCCTCCGTGGTGCCTGTATAATTGCGCGGGGCAGTTTTTTGTCTACACAACAGGGAGGAATGAACAAAGTATCATTCATAATCTTTTATCTTATTCGTTCGATGTAAGTTTATTCTTCAAGAATCATCGGCATGATTAAAGTCAATGCTCTAGGTGATGATTCGTTGGCGGTAATGACCCCAGCACGACTAGGATCGCCAAGATGCAGGCATACGGTATCAGACTGGATAGGTGCCAGGGCATTCAGCAAACTGCTTGCCTTGAAACCTATGCGATGACCATCTACGCAATTACTGTCGATGATAAGCACCTGGTCATTGGCCGACATATTGAAGTCCAAATCCTGCGCTGACACGTCGAGGAACATACCCTCCTTCTTCAGGACGATTATGTTGCTGCTCTCTGACGAGAAGAGTGCCACACGCTTTACTACGCTTGCCAACTCGCGCTTGTCTACCACAACATTATAAGGGTTGTTGCGAGGAATAACCGATTTATAATTAGGGTACTGACCTACCATCTTTTTGCAGACGAAGGTAATATCATTACCCGATGTAAAGCGCACCATGCTCTCGTTTGCCTCTATATCAATATCTGCGCAGTCATCAAAAACCGCCAAGCTCTTGAAGAAGGTTCTTTCTACGAGAATAATGCCAGGTGTACCACTGCGGAAGAAGTTGCTGCCACCTGTTTCAGGATTGTTGGTATGGATGAGTTTAATGAGGGAGTGACCGTCAGATGCTACAAAGGTACACTCGCTTCGGTCCTCGGCTACATCGATACAGAGGCAGTTCATAATTGGTCGAAGCTCTGAGTTGCCCACAAAGTTGCCGGCATGAGACTGAACATTGCCGAAGGTTGCCATCGGCAGGGATATATGGAGGCTGGCATTATCAGGCTGCGCTGCACGAGGGAATTCCTCTGCGCTGAAATAAACCAGACTGACGTTACCCTTCTTCACCTTTTCGCCGTTCTGGGTGCAATACTCAATATTCATTGAGCGGTTCTTATCCTGCGACAGATTCATAGTAACTACGCAGTCAGCAGGGAGTGTAGAAAGGAGAGACAACAGAGACGTGATAGGAAGGACTACATCTTCCTTGAAGCTGCCTTCTACGATACTGAGAGGGGCAGGGATAGATAACTCCGAGTCAGTGGTAGCTGATACGAAGAAGAACTGACCATCTTCCTTACGCTGGGTAAGGAGCACATTGCTCAAGATGGCGATGGTTGACTTGCTGTCGATACACTTGGCAGCTTTCTGCAAGGCTTGACGAAGCAAGAGGGATGATTGCGCTTGTATTTTCATTTTGCTTTTATTTTTTTAGAGAAATTCGATTTCTTTGTTTACAAATTTAATATATGTTTGGAAGAACTGCTTTACCTGCTCGCAGGCTCCACTACCGGTATAGGTACATCTGCCCGTGCAGTTGGTTCGGGTGCCGTCGAAACTCTCGCAATACTCACCGGGACCAGTACCGCCTCGGTGCTGCGGGCAGAGATATACGAAGGTATCTACCCAGGCTTGGCGATTAGCCACCCTTATACCTTTTTTCTTTTTTGTTTCTTCTTTCTTTGCCATTTTTGCTTATAACTTAAAGATGACCAGCGATAGAATCGCTGGGGACGGAGACGCAAAGGCGCTAGCCTAATTCAACATTCAACATTCAACATTAAATATTAGAACGGCAGGTCGCTCTTATCTATTTCCTCTACGGTAGCTGCGGCATTGTTGCCATCGCTAGCGTTCGGTATCGCTTGCCTTCTGCCCTGCTTGCGAGAGGTGAAGGCTTTCCAGCGTTCCTCCTCTTCTGGGGTGAGGGAAACGATGTTGCCATCGTCATCACGGTATGGTAATGGGTCGGGACCTTCTACATATTCTTTGGCTATCCGCTTTAACTCATCATAGCTTTCTGGAATATGATCCTTACCACTGCGGAAGAAGAAATAGACGTGCTTACTCGTCTTCACCCTGCGGATGAGTTTCGGCTCCACACTGTCATCATTCTCCCACTCTCTGCCTACGAAGTATTCCTCCGTTACCCAGGCTCGAAGTTTGAAGCAGCCATGACGCTTGTTGTCCTCACCTACCAAGAGATTATCAGGATTGCAGATGATATTCATATTCTTGCAATACTTCTTGATTTTCTTCTTGAAGGTGGCTCGGCTATATTCCTTACTCTTGCCCTCACTGGCATCAGCCCAATCACGCATAAACTCGCAGAACATTTCGTCTGCACAGATAGGTGCTGAATATACTTCATTACGACTGAAGAACCACTCAAAGTAGTTCACCGTGTTCTCGGTCAGCTCTCTTACCATCAGTCTTCGCTGAACGTTCTTCTGAGGAGCAATCACGAAGGTATGGTAGCGCATGATAAATTGCACGGCTAAGGCACAGATGTATATCGCCTGATTGCGGTCTCGCTCATTCAGATTCTCCGGTTCCTTAACGAGGTTCTTCATCACTTCCTTGGGGGAACGTGCCAACTTATGCTGCATCGGATTTTCTCGACAGAACCTATCCGAGAAAGATACCAAAGGAAAACGGCCGATGGTAGACTCATCATCATCACTCAACTGCGAGTTGCTGGAAATTACGTTCGTTGGCGATTCTTCCAACTTGAAGACGATAGGATCACCAAACTTTCGTTCTACCTTGGCTCCCGCCGTTACCTTATTATAAAAGTACTTCATCGGGAAACCCGAAGGTTTATCTTCCCAGTGTACTACCCTATATTTACCAGGAGAAATCAGCAGGTCGGAAAGACTGAACTTTGCATCGGCAATCGTCAGAAAATCCTTCATATCGACGCGCAGCACATTGACTGCTGAACCTACCACAAGTTCTATCATCAGTGATTTACCCGAACCGCCACTTGCCTGCTTCTCGTCCTCCACCTCATCTTCGAGAAGATAAGGACAGATACTCTGCATGTCAGCCCATGAGCGATAACAGATTCTTCCCAAACAGGAAATCATGTTAGCAAAATGGGAGTCGATGTCGGCGATAGCTTCGGCAGGCATCGGCTCTTTGTTACGGATGCAATCCTGCTCCAGCCGCCATTGCATATTGCAACAACCGCGTATCACTCTCAGGATAGGCCAAAGCTCTTTCTCCTGCTTACCTTTCCAATCCACCTGCCAGCGGAAGGTTTGCGCCCAATCTTTAAGTTCGGATTTCTTCTGGTCGATTTCGGCTCTTGTGAAGACTGGCGAACCGTCTTCGTTGGTCTGAGCTTCCTGCTGGGCGATGACTGCCACCCTATCCTTGTATTCCTGGCTCTCGCTGATAACAAACGGAGGATTGAACACCCTCATCGTAAAGTCATACGGTCTTTTAGCCAAAGCAGGAATGAAGAAATTCAAGCGGTCATAGCTGACTGGCATGATGGTTTCGGGTGTAATCTTCAACGCTACATTGCGGAAGAAGAAATATTCCGTATGGGCATCGAAACTCTCGGTGAAGTCTATCACCATGCCCTGCAAGCCACCAGCCGATTTCTCACTGAAATTTTTATCTATCAGGTTGGCACAATCTGACATCATCTTGCGCTCCTGATCATTGTGCCGCCAACTCTGCTCCGTAAACTGCAGAAGTTGGGTTTTTGTCGCCTGGATGATACTTTTCTGGTCGATGTATTCAACAAAACATCTGTCCAGGTGGATATACTGACCTACAAGGTCGGTACTCTCAGGGTCTATCATTCGATAATAACCATGGCAGGTCATAAAGAGCCAAACCTTAGTAGGCGATACCTTACAAGTAGGCGGTTTAAGCTTGCCACTTCTCGGATCACGAGGATATTCTATCTCGAATGGATCGGTGTTGTTGGCACCCCGCAATCTCGAATATAGCGGCAACCGTATATCATGGTCGAACTTGAAGTTATCGGTATCATCCATGTGGTAGCACATCAGATAATCTCTCACTGAGCGAGGAGAGCAACCGTACAACCAGTTCCACCTTTGATTATATCTGCTTCTGAAGCCATCGGGCAGCGTGGCATAGCACATATCGCAATACTTGGTTGCGATGGCTCCGCAATCCCTTTGGCTGGCGATGTCGTTAGGGTAAAGCATAATCACCCTTTCGGCAAATCGTTTCATCTTCTGATACTGCACGGCATTGAAATCGAGTTTTTCCTGTCTCCACTGCCCACGCTCGATATACCAGAAGTTTCTTCTGCCCAGCGAAAAGGCTACGTGGTACCAGCAGTACTTTTGAAAATGCTTATCCTGCGCCTTATCCTGACGCAGAGAACGCATGGCGTAATAAATGCTCAATGCGTCTTCGGGGGTCCGGCAGAAAACGATGTTCTGAGCTTTGATGTCGCCTACTTCTATAGGTTCCTCCTCAGTATGGAAGGTGCCTTTCGGTTCTCCGTCCTTGGTTTCGTTCTCTACCCATATTTCCTTCGTCTCTGTATAAGCCTCTTCCGGTTGCAACTTTTCTATTGCCGAGTGAACGGCAGTAGAGTTGTTACTCCGATGGTCCATGGCATAAGTAAAGACCTTATCCCCCATCAGCCATTTGCTCACCTTTCTTACGCTATGCTCCTCACAGGTAGAGAATACTATCGGGTCTTGCTGCATGGCTGGACGGAAGAAGCATCCGCAGCTTCCCTGCGGGGCTATCACGTCGGTGGCGAAGCAGACGAACAGCGGATTCCAGGGTGTTCCGTAAATCACTTCACTTACCAGTTGCCCGTTTCTCACTACGTGGGGCAGCGTCACCTGGTCAACGGCATAGATGCGGAAATCTTCGTTCAGCATTCTTGTGTTGAAGTCCTTTCCGAAACCGTATTGCGGAATGCCTTCTACAGATGTGACTTCGCACCCCAGGGCTGCAAGCTCCTGGGGATTGAAATCTGTTTTTGGCATAAAAGAGAACGTCTCTATCGTTTGAGGAGCGATTGTACGATAGTCCATCTTCGCAAAGAGCATCGGCCATTTGGCTCTCGTCTTCTCGTTGTCGCCATAAACCCTCACGATGAGGTCATGGCAAAGACGCAGCAGACTGGCTCCGTGCATCGGCAGTTTGCGCATGGCAGCATAAAGCTCTAAGGCTCCATAGCCATACTTGCCGGTCTTGGTACACATCCAGCGCAGGGCACCATGCTCTGCCTTGGAATTATCTTCCACTCCTACACCGTTATACATACCGCCTCGCTCATTATTGTATATAATGAGGTGTGGTGTCTGCTTCGCTTTGCCCTGCTCGCCATCGTCTGCCTCTTCCTTCTGGCAGAGCGGACAGAAACAGGCAGTCTGTCCCTCGATGCGCTGCTCATCGGCAGGTTTTACGAGGAAAGCCATGTCAAGATTGGCAAGCTGGTTAAGTATAGGATGGAATAACATATCTTACAGTAAGAGTATTTATATAGTTAAAAGAGAAGGGAAGGCATCACTCTTGACCATTGACCAGCGATGGAATCGCTGGGAACGGAGGCGAAGGGTAGGCCAAACTTCAAGTGTTTACACCTTGCCGGGTTATATTCCAGAGCGAGCGGTCGGAGCTTTTGAAAATCTGTGGTACTCGCCCGCGGCAAAGATGCAATATACGTAGTCGTGGGGCATTGCTGCTTCCACTACCCTTTCATAAGAGCGTTTCCAGAATGCCTCCCCTATTCTCTTTTTATCAATATTGTCAAAGAAAGAAGACCTTCGGGGCGACTGGCCAAATTTCTGAGGATGCCGCAACTACCTCCCGATGGGGTTCCCAGGCTTTTTAATCAGACTTTCCCCTTCTTCTTGAAGCTGCGGAGTTGAGATATACGATGAATGTTTCCAAGTCCATCTATCGCCCGTCCGGTCTTCCTGCCATTTTAACCGATGGCTCGGTTGTCTAACAAAATAAAAATCGGAAACGAAGTGTATATCGTACCGAAGTTGCATGATGTCATGCAGAATATCTTTTATTTCTTCATATCTTTATGTTTTATAAATTCAGAAATGTTTCCAGGCGATAATGCCTTATCTTGCAGTTACAGATGGTTTCCATGCGGTGTACTATCATCCGCGAGAGACTTTCCATCGTGAGGAATTCGGTATCTAGACCGATAATCTGCACCTCCTGCCTCCAATAGATCTTGCCGTTCTTGCGGCGGCAACTGTGTGAAGGCGTGATAATCATATCTTCCACGCTGCCCGTCATCATCCTGCAAAGATACTCGCAGGTATCTTTCAGCAGAGCAAAAGGCGCATAGAAGAGAAGGGTCGGAATGTCATCCTTCAGTCCGCTCATCGTCTCGGTATAGGCGAAACGATGCAGCATTCTATATCGTGATAGGTTCCTATGCCTCTGCTGTATGCCCTTCCGGTTAGGGATATATGGCAAATCAAACAGTCTTGGCATAGCCTTCTCTTATCTTTTTCATCATCTGCCAGGTGGAATAGATACTTCGCTTGCAGTCGAAAATCGGGTCATGCGCCGCATCTTCATCGGTGATGTCCTTATAGTCGGTAGTCAGGGCATAAGCCTTGTCTAAGGTAAAAGGTTCCTCGTTTGGCTCGGCTGCATCCCAGATGATTCTCGCAAGCTCAAGATAGAACGTGCGATGGTCCCTCAATGAGGTATGCTTTATCTCGAACTTGATACCCAACTTCCAGCAGATATATCTCAAGACAGCCACATCGAAGTCGGTACCCTGCGCCCAAAGGCAGATGTCATCATCACCGAGCTTCTTTTTGATATAGGCTATCCAGCCGAAGAGGTCGTTCACGACCACATCAATCGGCTGGCAGGGTGCCTCGTCGCTGTCATTGCCGAGCAAGGCAGCTTTTGCCTCGTCACTCTGTTTTGACCACCACTCTGCCGTACTCTTGTCAAATGCAAAGCCGTTGATAAACATGCTTCGCAAATCAACGTGTGCAGAGAAAGTGGAATTTCTCAGCACACCATCACCTTCATCAAAGAAAGGTGATTCTTTCCCATATCGCTTCCACGCCACCGCACCGAGACTCATCACGGCTGCGGTGGGCGAGAGCGAACAGGATTCCCAATCAAAGGTTACATCTATCATTATGGTTACGAATTTACCTTTTTACTTTTTTACCTTTAAAAGCAAGAGTGCTTTAATTCCTTCCTGCTCCCATGGTTTCCAGTCATCAGCGGTAAAACGCTTGATGATGGTCGTGCGGCTCATGCCCCGCTCCTCCATGAAGGCAAAGAACTTCATGCAGAGACCGTTGTTCGCCTTCTTCAGACAGGTGTAGAACACACCCGGCTCATCGGTCTGGGCAGCCTCTACCAGATAGCCTTTCTTTCCAATCTCGTTGCCCAGGGCATCGGTCTCTACATACTCGGATAATAGGTTAGCTACTTCCGGTATAGCTAAGAACTGCTTTTTGCAGTTTTTAATGCCTTGGATTTCCCAAGCGTCGAAACCTTTCTGAAAGAAACGGAGATAGAAAGTTGAGATTGTGAAGCCCTTATCCGATAAAAACTCAGCTAAGTTCTTCTTTTCGTCAGCAGAAATATCGTTTACATCTAGCGGAGTGTTATTCTGCGTAACTTTTTCTACATTTTCTTTTGTCATTTCGATTTTATTTCTTAATTTTGGTGCAAATTTAAAAAATAAAATTATAACTGCCAAATGTTACCTATATTTTCTTTTAGAAATTAGGGTAATTTAACATAGGTTACATATATTAATTAATTTCGCGATGAACAGATTAGAGTTATTCACCTTTTAAATATAGTTTAGCTATGAAGTACTTTTATAATTACAGCTTCCTCAACAAATGGATGGAAGCAAACAGCAAAATCACCAATAGAGAAATTATGAAGGCTATGGGTACCACGAGCAATGCGTGCCTCGATAGTTGGATAAGAATGAAGTCGCCGCTGCCTACCATCGCCATGCTGCGATTCTGCAATGCGTTTCACGTTCCGATCTCGGCTTTTATCGTAGATGCGGATAAGGACTCTCAGGGAGAAGGCTGCTGCGAGGCGAGGTATGTTTGCCCTGGCATAGATGACCAGTTTGAACCTGATGGGGGATATATTGATAATGATGAGAAGCGCAAACAGGGGACGAGGGCGCTGCGCAATCCCCTCGATGTGGAGAGGATGGAGTCGGTGGTGCCTGGGTGGACCAGCGTTGGAAACGCTGGGAACGGAGGCGCAAAGGAGCACAAGACAAGAGAAGAGAAGAACGAGGCTGCCGCTGCACCTATGAATGCCGCTGCCCCTACTCCGATAGCGGAACCGGTTACAGCAGCAAAAACGGACATCAGCTTGAAGACCCTTAACCGCATGCTTGATATTATAGCCGAACAGCAGAAGCAGATAGGCGACCAGCAGAAGCTCATCAGCGAACTCACCCACCGTCTGGAATCTCAGCAGCCTAGCTACGGCATGGTGACAGAAGAGATACATCGCGAAACTGAATAAAATAAAAACAGCCAACTATCCATCACGGACGGCTGGCTGAGAATGTTTCAGCTTAAACTACTTTTTAGAAACAACTCATATATAAAATATAAAGAACGAAATATGATTAATGCTCATTTACTGCTGCCATTTTACGGCGAAGGAACTCCTTCTCCGTGATAACCTGGCAGTCCTCGCTTGTGCTCACGTAAGGCACATCGGTATAGAAGAAGCCATGATGCAGGAAGAGGATAGGCGTTGTATTGCCAAAGGAGAACGGAAGCTGCACCTCCTTGCCTTCCTTACCCTTCGCCATCTTAGGCTTGAACTGCAGGATAGCGATAAGAGCCGTTTCATTTACGATAGGCAGTGCCATCATCTCCTTCTCCAGTTCGCTGTTTTCTTCTGGAATAAAGAGCGATGTGCTCTGCATTCCGTCCTTGGTAGGAGTCTGAATGTTCGTCCAGCCTTCCTTACTGATCGTGTTTTTGAACTCTACCATCGCCACACCACCTGCAAAGCCTTCGGGCGATTCGTAGTAGGTATCGGCTCCCTGCTTCTCTGCCCAGGCTCTCGCCTTCTCGCTTGCTTCACTGCACTCAGCAAGAAATGCCTTCAGCTTCTTGCCTGTCTCACTCTCCTCAGCTATCTTCAGATAGTTGTGAGGTCTGTTTTCATTTTCCATAAATCCTTATTTTTAAAAATGTTTAATGTTGAATGTTGAATTTAATGTTGAATGTTGAGTGTTGAATTGCCTAACGGACTCAAGGGCGCAAGCCTAATTCAACATTCAACACTCAACACTGGCGCTAGCCTTTTGCCCTGCAATAAATGACCGGCTCGCCACTCTCATCATTCTGCATGATGAAGCCCCAGTAGCCTAGCTCCTGCAGATAGAGCGAAAGCGGGTCGCCAAGCGGACAAACAATCGCCTTGAAGTACTCACGAAGTCGGGCATCGTTAAATACCTCGCAGCCATCTACCCAATGATCCAACGGCTTATACTGATTACTGAAGGCTTCTATCTTTGCCGGGATAACGAAATCCTGCAGCGTAACTTCTGCCTGTTCATCATTATCCACGATGTCGTAACCGTACTGCACGTGTTTTTTACTTTTTCCCTTCCCCATGGTCGGTATATTTATTAATTGCTGTAAGTACCAGAACTATCACGATAAGCAGAAAAAGGGCAAGGGCGTTCTTTCTGGCTTTCTGAATCCAGTTAGCCTTTCTTGTCTCTGCTGTATTTTCTTCTTCCGTAGCCAATAAGCTATCAGTGGCCTCCCAATGGGTGCCCACATCATTGCGGCTACTGACGGCAAGGCTATCGATGGTTTTCTGCATCTGATTGATTTTCTGCTGCTGCATCTGCAATCGCTCATCATAGGATGACTGGTTGTTATAACTGCCCTTGCGACGTGTGGTGCGGTGGGTAGTCTTCTGCTTGTTGCCGGAGGAATCGGTAGTCTCGGTAATCTGCTCCTGTATAGTCTCCTCATATTCGCCCGTTTCCGTAGACGAAGAAGAAGTATGCTTATCCTCGCTCACCTTAATGGCTACGCTGTCATTCACCATTACCTGCTGATGCACGCTATCCTGCTGAATAGCCGATACGCTATCCTTCACTTCCTGGTGGTTATCGCTAACCGCCCGTCGAGAGGCAGCACATGCCGTAAACATCATCGTCACTACTGCAATCAAGAGTAGTTGAATAATCTCTTTCCTTTTCATACGTTTTCATTTTTCTTTTAATGTTTCTGGTGCAAAGGTAAGAAAAGGGAAATAAATGAAGGGGACAGAAAAAGGTAAAAAGATAAAAAGGTAAAAAAGTAAAAGAACAGCAGGGCGATATATTCCGCTAGGCTTTTTTACCTTTTTACCTTTAACTTCTGTAGAACACCGGGGCAAATGAACCTTTGCAATCGAAAAACTCCTTTGCCTTCTCCTCGATACCAAGTTTTCGGATCATATCGAAATCATCATCGCTGCACTCTACACAGAATCTTCCGTTCTTCATGCCAATGTAGGAAATGCGTGAAAGCAGTGATTTCTCAGCATCTCCTATAACAAGCTTGCAGAATGCCTTCCACTTGTCGGTACCTTGCCCGCTCTCGGTTACAATCTTACTTTCCGTAGGCTGATGCACATGGGCGAATATATCACCCTCTACCGGTTTTCCAGTTTGCTGTGCGCTGTGCTGCTTATACCGCTCATTCAGAGTGGCAGCAATATCAGTGTTCTTGTCCTTAGATAGATGATTCTCACCAACCACCGTGCGCCTGACGTGAAACCTGATAAACTCAGGATCACCTTTTCGCTTGCCCGATTTATAGATGATGTCATCGTCTTTCAGCTCATCAAATACAATGTCCGTCTGCGATAACTTCTCCATTCTCTGCAAATCCCTACACACCACATCGAGAACTTGCTTTCTGAACTGCGAGAACTTGGGGTATTTGTTCATAACCGGTTCGCCCAGCTCATTCAATAGAATTTCCTTCTTGTTGTTATCTAGTTCTACCAAACCGAGATAAGACTTCAGTTCCAGGAAAGGCACCGATATATCCATGCTACGGTTCAAACCTATCTGACGCAAGAGATAGATATATACGCGTGGAGTGTTCACGTTCTTGGCAAACTTTGCTATCATGGATATATGGTGAATATACCCCTGCCCCATATCGAATACACGCTTAGAAAGTTTCGGGTCAATCTCAAGCAGGATATATCCCAGTATGCGGTCCACCTTCTTTCCGTCCTTAGTTGTATATCCATTCTTTGATAACGGTATGCGCATTCGGCTGAATATATGCGTAAATTCCTCGCTACCATCGGGCAGTGTACTCTTCACCGCCATATCAAGAATACTTGTCTTCAGCTCCGCTCTCAACTTCTGATAGCTCATATTCTCATAAGTAATGAAATCGTGAATATCTATCTTGATAGGCGGGATATTCATAACAGCATGGTCCACGCCTTGCTCAAACAGAAAATCAGAACGAGCGTCGCCCAACTGTCTTTTCTCCAGAAAGTACTCATCCACAAATTTTTGGAGGTGGGTACTCGTTAGCATCAACACGTTCTGCTGGAACAAAGTGTATTGCTTATCCAGTTTCGTGAGCGAAAAAGGAGTATTTATCCAGGCTAAACCCTTGTTTTCATTATCTTCATTCATATCAAATCTGACTTTTCGTTTACCTAAATCTGACTTTTCATTTACCTAAATCTGACTTTTCGTTTACCTAAATCTGACTTTTCGTTTACCTAAATCTGACTTTTCATTTACCCAAATCTGACTTTTCATTTACCAGTAGCTTTGTAAGTATCTGAAAACTAAACTATTAAGATTTTACTAATATATATAATATCTATAATCTTATAATTTTCTATTTAAAGACTTCGTTTTTAGGTAAACGAAAAGTCAGATTCAGAAAGGTAAATAGGTTCAAAACCACTTTTCAGTTTACCTTCAAATCTGACTTTTCGTTTACCTACATTATCCGTTCTTATGCCTATCCAGATACTCGATGACTGCCTGAAGGGCGATGTCCTTGATAGGCGTACCCGTCTCCATCTTCATCTGCAATATCTGCATATAGTACTCCATCGGTACGTAGATGGTGATACCGTTCTGCGTCTTCTTGCCAGCCTTTCTCATAGGTGCAGGGTCGGGAGCAGAAATAGGAGCGGCTGATGCAGGAGGAACCGGAGACTGCGAAGGTGCTTCAGCCTGGGGTGCAGGTTCCGGCTCTGCGGTACCCTGCCCGTTCTGCTGTTTCTCCAATGCCTCGGCAGCGCGCTTCTGGCGAGCTTCCTCATTTGCCTCATAAATCTTTTCTATACCTTTGATGGCTGGCGAATCTTCCAAACCTTCAAACTTATGTATGCTACTTTTTGCTTGTCTTGCCATAATCGTAAATCACTAAAAATTAAACATCATTATTCCGGCATACTAGCCAAAATTTCCTTCGTAAAATTCTCGTAGTCCTGCCCTACTCTGCTGTAAGGCGAATAAGAGAATATATCCTGATTGATAGCCTGCGCCTCTACCATCTTCGTATCTCGACGGGTGTACGAATCGAACATGTAATCATCAAACTTATTGCCCAGATACTCCTTAAACTGCTTAGTGGCTCTCGTCTGATCATTACTCATCACCATAAACAAGCCTCGAATATCAATATCAGGATTCAAGTCTTCACGGGTTTCCTGCACCGCATTCAGAATTTCGGCAATACCTTTCGTTGCCAGCATTTCGAGCTGGATAGGTATTACCACACCCGTTGCCACCGACAGGGCGTTATGCGTAAGCAGAGATAGCGCTGGTGGGCAGTCTATTAGAACATAATCGAAAGCCTCCAGGATAGATGAAACTCCTTCTGTAGCCAATTCGTCGCCTCGTACTTCCGTCAGCGGCTTGCCGAATAACTTATACAAAGCCTTGCGTGGTACCGGCATCTGATTAAGGAAAGGTTCGATATTGATAAGCCGGTAAGATGCTGGAGCAAGATAGATGCCCTCTCTTACCTGATAGACGGGCAATGGAGACTGCTGTATCATCGCATCGTATACAGTAGGCTTTCCGATATTCTCTGCCTCACTCCATCCGAAGAGGAAGGAGAGACTTGACTGAGGGTCCAAATCAATAAGCAAGATACGAGGTTTGCGCTCCTTGCCATCTTCACCCTTACCAAAGTAACCTTTGCCATAACGGCGAAGACCAGTTGCCAAACTCTGTACGGTTGTTGTCTTACCAACTCCTCCCTTGTGATTGACGAAGGCGAGGATTTCTTTTAATCTTGTTTCTGCCATAATCTTAAAAGTATTAATTCGTTTATATATATATTTATTAATGTATTCATTTCTTTGTTCAAAGAAAGAAAGCTATGTTTCTTTCTTTCAATAAGACCACTAACGCATCCATACATAAATGCACGTTTGTGCTTTTATGCTTTTGTGGAAAAGTGCTTTTGTGTTTTAATGCTGCAAAGTTAAGGTTTTAATTTTAAACCACCAAATGTTTTTAATATTTTTAATGCTTTTATGTATGGATTGATGTATTGAAACAAAGATACTAATAAATCAATTAAGAAATAAAACAATAAATGAACAAAGAAAACAATGAAGAAAGAAATAAATCAATAAATACACAAATACATAAATACATAAACGCACAAACGTGTATTTATGCGTGCTTTTATGCTTTTGTGTATTTGTGTTTTTATGTATTTATGCTTTCGTTGACTTGTCGTAATCAAAGATGTAGAGGTCGGTCATCGCCTTACCGTTGGCAGCAAGTTCGGCACGCGTGATAGGGTAGGCGAGTTGTCAGGCAGGCAGACTGGCTCACGCTCACGTCATCACCTTCAGGCGACGTAAACCGCAGTTTCACCGTAGCTTTGTCAGCCACCTGCTGGCTGCCTCCGTTCTCCACTGCCTCGTCCACATACTCGGTGCATGAAGCGTTCGTCATCATGCACGCTGCCATCATCGCAAAGGTGGTGGCAAACAAAAACTTTTTCGTTCTCATAAGCCAAAAATTTAAAAAATTGTTATAGATATATTTTAAAGCTCTATTTTTGTTTGCATCGGCGAAACTCAGTGATATTTCACCGATGCTATAACATAGGGAAAATTATTCCGTCAGGTTAGGGTCTTTATCGTATTTGCTGGCGGCTTCCTGCTGCCATTCATCACGCTCTTTCCAATATAGTTCCCTCTCATTATCTTTGCCCAGAACATCATTCCAATCCTTTTCAACTTCCTCCTTCACAAATTTCCTTATCGGTCCGAGAAACTTCTTTTCTTCCTTGCAGATGAAACGGTTTTGCCTTTTGCGGTAGTCAGCTTTCGAAGCAGTTGATTTCCGGAAGAATACTCCGAATTCAACCCTGAACCCTATCTGCTTGCTATATTCTATCAGAAAAGAAACCAGGTAGTCTCTCAACGTCCCTAGTATATTCTCTTTTTCATCCTTTAAACCGAGTTCTGTAAAGTACAGACACTTAGATAAAGACATAACTAATACGCCCTTATCGGTTTCTACAGTCAGTTTATAGGACGAGTATTTTTGTTTGTCCCCGTCACGGTCTAGAAATACCTTCAAGGAACCGGTCATGTTCGATTTATCTATATGAACGTCAAAACTCTTCAGGTCGGGAATAACCGATGGAATATATTGGGTATATCCAAAGACGTAACATAGGTCTTCAAAAGGTATCGTTTCTCCACGATGGGCGACGATAGAAGTTCCAGTATATTCATCCACACCTTCAGGAATCTGCCAGGAACCCTCTCTGTCAATGTAATAAGACTCTTTAGAACCTTCTAAACTGTCCTTGTCTTTCTTCCATGCAAGACCAATGCGCTCATACAATATGCCATAATGATCAAGAAAGATGGCATGATCGCTGCAGGGGATAGTAACTACTACTTCATTATCTTCCATATTTTTAGTTTTAAAATTGTTCTTTATATATATCTGAATAACGCAAAGGCCTCCGGAATTATTATATGCCTTCACGTATTTTTTATTTTATTTATCTCGGTAATGCGCCATACAACAAGGCTACTCAAGCGGCACGCCCTGAAAGGGCAGAAGCTCCTAGCCCCAGGGCAACACCCTGGGTAATCATAGGCGCACCCCTCTCGCCCTGTAAGGGCAAAAGCTTTTTCTCGTTCCCCGGTGGTGGCATAGGCTGCGCAGCCACGCCCACCAGATAGTGGATTTTCCTTGCGCCTACGCCCTTATCCCGCTCAAATGGTATAGTTGTAGGCGATGATGCAAAATAACCGCATACAGGCTTAAAATCTCTGGTGTACGATGGTGATGCAAGCAACTCGGCAATATTCATCTTTATGATAGCCGCAGGAACGGAAACGGAAAGGTGTTTTGTTTCTTTCTCGTCTTCCTCCTTATCCTGCGCCAAATCTGCATGCTCCTTAGCCTTCAGCGCCTCCTTGAACATCTTATCCAACTTCACACCCTTGTAGGCGAAGAAAGCGCAGCCACGATAGCTGTTAGCCTTATTCCGTCTATCATCAGGCATAAACTCCTTACAGAAGCCGGAAAGAGTGTAAACCTTGCCCTGGTATACCACCTTGTTATTGTCTATCGTGATAACCCTCTGCCCACCATGGATAAAAGTAATGATGTCGCCAGGCTCGATGCCGATTTTATCAAAAGTAAACTTGCGGCTATCATCCACAGACTTCTTTTTCTTCTCAGAAAATGATGCAGCCTTTTCAGAAGATGATACCACAGGAGTAGTGATTTCGCAGCTCTGCTGTAAAAGGTCGATAAGATTACCTGCCTTACCAGCATCGTAAACGCCATCGGCCACCAGTTCGCCCACATAGGCATCGCCCATCGTGTAAGGACAGATTAAATAGATATATCCGTTTCCGCATACTGCAGGCTTTGGTGTATTATCCTCCATGTCCAGATAGAGTACATCTAACTGTGAGATAGAAAGCAGTTTTTCGCCCATAAAACAGAGATTAAAGCTATGAGCCAACACCTCATCCGTAGCAAAGGTAGCCCAATTTTCGCCCATCTTTACCGTGATAACTTTCTCGCCCTGCTTACCGGAAAGATAAACCAATTCTTCGTTTACAGAGCGGATCATCTGCTGGATAGCCTCCCAACTGCTGCCCAGATGCACAGAATGCTCTGCCGATAACTTGCTAAAGCAGTATGCCCAGTTCACAAAACGACAAGTAGAAGGCTCGTAGGAAGTCACGCCTTCAAACTCAATCACAGTAGCCTCTTCGCGGTTATCCAGTTTGGTAGCCATCAGTTCGTAGGTTTCTCCCTTCTTCATCTTTGCGCACATCTTTTTCCAGGTCTTCGCGTTGATAAGCATTTCGCGGGTATCTCCCGATTTCTGAGTGATGGTAACAGGAATAGCCAACAACTTATAGCTATCAGTAGCCACCAGGCGGTTTTTCTCTGTATCTATAAAGATACTGGGTTTTGCCCCCATATTATGCTTTTTACTGACGAAATCGCAAAGCTCTGCCATCTCCTTGGTAGCCTGGAAACATACGCAGCCACGTTCCTTCTCGTTCTCCTCCTGATAAGTAAACATGTGCGCCTTCTTGCCGATACCGGCAAGACTCTCGAACTTGGTAACAAGACGGAAGATATGCGCAGCAGCAAACTCGCAGCGGAAACTGCCTACCTCTATTTGGATAAGCTCATCCTTATCTGCATCATCCCAATAGAAAATCTTACCCAAGTTCTTTGCTATCTCGCTGGCACGAAAACAACCGTGGTCGTTTCTTACCATCTTCTGCCAAATCATTTCGGCTATCTCATACAGTTTGTTGAGGATAGCCATATTCAGTTCCTTATTTGTCATAGTCTTATAATCTTTAAAAAACGAAAGTATTAAAATTGATATATTTTATTTGAATGCTCCAGCCAGAAGTGGCAGGAAGAACACGGCTACGCCGATGGTAGAGAACAGCAGCACGGCTACACCTACCAGGGCGATGGCTGCAACGGAATATGTAATTACTTTTTTCATAATGCTATAATCTTTTTAAAGTATTAATATTGATGTTTCTTATTCCATATCACTGAGTACCCAGTTCTGCGTCAAGCCTGCAATATCATTTGCAGCCAGGAGCCAAATCAGATTGATGAGCACACCCATATAAGGCTTTTGTTTCTCCAACGGTTTGTTTTCGAGTTTATGCGAGTTAAACCAATCTACGACCGGCTGCATCGCAATGATGCAAGGCTGCAGGGTACCGCACTCATTGGTAATATCCGTGATGGTTTCCTGGCGAATCTGCATTTCGTTCCAATTCAGATCATTTCCGAGCTTCTTGCAAACAAGCTCTTTGATTTCTTCTTTATTCATAGTCTTTGAAAATTTTAAAATTGATGTTTATAATTTTGTCGCAGCATCGGTGATGTTCCACCGATGTTATAACGAAGGCTTCTTCTGCGCCTGTAAGGTCGCAGCCTTGATAGCGCGGAAGGTCTCTGTAACATATCTGCTGCCTCCGTGCTTCCTGATCCAGTCGTGCACGTCATCAGGCACCACATATTTATGCACGCTGCCCTCTGCTGCTGGTCTGCCTTTCTTATTTGATGTTTTATTGATCTCCATATCTTTTCCGCTTATCCGTGATGCGTAGGGCTGAATGATTATATTACTTTTTCTTCTTTAGCCAGGGAAAGAACCAAGAACCTTCCAAATATTGTTGCGCCCTGATAACGGCATACTCCCTGGTATGTATGCGCAAATCGGACGGAATCTTCTCTATTATCTTCCCTTCTAATTCGTGGTCGTAATTCACTCCGCACTCTTTCAGAAGCTCATAGAGAGGATCATCGAAGAATGAAGCAAATATATGATCCTGAGTGTCGAGATTCAAAAACTCGAACGAGCAGAAGGGATAATCTAGGAAGACGTGCAATATCTTAAACATCTTTGTTCCGCTTATCCGCAATGCGGTAGGGCTTTAAAAACTTAAAATTCTATAATTTTTCGGGTAAATTGATACATCGTATTGTTTTATTTCTTAAATTTGCACTCGTCTTCGGAAGGCTTTTAATCGTACCTTTATGGATATTGATTTAATCGAACCTTTATGGAATGGAAAGAGCAATATAACTTCCGTTGACGGTCAGACTCTTCAAAGTCTGTGGATTCAAACGCTCTTAAAGAGCCAAATTTCTACTATCGTAGATTCGAGCCAGAAGGCTCGCAGTGCCCCGGCTTAGGTCGGGGCTTTTTCGTTTTATGCGTAAACGCCAATTTTATGAAACTCCAAAGTTGTATGGTTATCAGGATAACTACAATCCTCAAACATAACCCAATAACCTTGCTTATCCAGGAATATCTGACCGATTGAGCTTGCACTGTCTTTCGGCTCGCCCGCCAATCTATTGCATATTATCCTAGTCAGGTCTTTATAAGGTTGACGTTGTTCGTCTATGATACGGAAAGAATATATATTTTTATCTCTTCCCGTAATCGTCAGCGTGGTTATTAAACCTTCAATCGTTCCAACTCTCTTGTACGTATCACCCTTGCACACCAAAGATTCACCATTATCAAACAATCGTCTTGCAAGAAACGTTGTCGTATTGTTACAAATAATCTCCGACATAATTATTCCTCCTCTTCTTCTTCCTCATCCGCATCCTCGTTGCTATTCTGATAGTCGTCGCTATGTGCGACCAAATCATCGAGAGCTGCCTTGAAGTCGAAATCCTTTCTCGGATAATCTGCTTCGTCATTTTTCAAATCATCATAAAAGAAATAAGATCGCTCATCGTCAGAAGCTCGAAGGATTCCGCCTTCGGGGTCTATCCAAAAACCAAAAGAGTAGGAATCATTACCCCAGCTATAAACGTTTATCTCGTAACCCTTATAATCGAGTGCAAGAAAATCAACCACTGATATAAACTTGATACCCTCGGAGTCACCGGCAACAATATAGAGACCTCCATTCTCGCCCTCTCGCAAATCGTACCAGGCTTTATCTTCGTTCTTCTTTTTCCACTCTGAAAACTCCTTCCATCCGTTTTCGCGTGTTGAAAAAGACTCAAAGCGTTCACGGACAATATCCTCCAAGGTATCACTGCTTTCCAGGGCTTCACTATCAAAAAAGCCTTCACCAAACTTCGTGTACTTAGCATCACAAAGAGGAATATTTACGCAGGATAATATATTATGTCCACCATCGATTGTAATTCTCATATCTTATCCGCTTAACCGTGATGCGGTAGGGCTGAAAATAATCTAATTTCCGATACCTGCCATAAAGCATTAAGACTCTTCAAGAACTCGCTTCATATCAAGAATAGCATTCTCTAAGGTCCAATCCTCCTTGTTGTATTCCCCATCCTTATCCAGAAGTTGAATGTAGTAATACTCGCTATCCTCGTTAAATCTAAGCTCGTAGTCTTCAAAGATAACCTTGATAGCTTCTACCTGCTCACAATAAACTATGCCAGTCTGGTCGCCCGCAAGATAGTAGTAATCACCGTCCTCTGTCTTCTTGATGTCGTACCAATGCTCCTTGTCTTCGTTATTGATCCATCTTGCTACGGTATCTTCCATGTCGTAACCATTCCCCCAATTATTATCCAGGTAATCGGAAACCACCTGCGAGAAAAAACCTTTTGGAAATAAATCAATATCAATATCCTCAAAAGCAGGCACACCATCTACAACATTAGTCAATCCGCCATCGCCTATTATAATATCAGGATTTGAAAATTCTAACATACCTATTGACTTAACCGTGATGTCGAGGGCTATAATGTGTTATTAAATCTAGCAATAAATCTCCGATGCTATAACGAATAAATATCATCACCGAGAAGACGGGGAATGATTTCAGCATCAAGAATGCTATCGTAATCCCAGAGACGGGCACCGAAATCTTTCTTCAACTTCGCTACTGTCATCTTATATGCCTCCTCGCCATTCTCGGCATAGCCTTCATATTCGTAATACTTATATGAGAAATTGACGGTTGCGTAAAGGCAAACAGTAAAGAAACCTTTCGGCATCGCCGCCAGTTCCTTGCGGCGCTCGTTGATTTCTCGGGCGATGCGCTGCTTTTCCTGAATCTCCTCATCCTGCTTGCGCTTGCGGTCTGCTTCCTCCTTTGCTATGATAGCCTTCTCGCACTCCTCTGTGGTATCAGCTAGGGCAGGATAGCAATAGATGAAGGATGAAGGGCTACAGCCTGTAGTCTGCAATTTTCTGCCCGCCTGCTCGTCCTGATAAATCTTCTTCAGAAGGGAATGAACGTTGTCGTTAACCTCCAGCTTTCTGCCGTCCGGCTCGTTCTTGTCGGTCAGGCTGTTAATAAACTCCTCGGCTTCTTCTGCTGAACCGATGATTACTTTTTTATCGAAATATACAAAAAACTTCTTCATGTTTCTGCGCTTAAACGTGATGCGCCTAGGGCTAAATAATTTATAGTTTATAATTTACAATTTATAGCTGCCTAATTCTTCTTTAGCTGCTCTCTCGCCCACTCCTTTGCGGTTCCCGGCTCAATATCGCCGTAGCGCTCCATATTGTGCGCCTCATGCAGGAGATTATCGTAGTCGGTATTATTGTGGCGCTTGCTCGCCGCAATGATAGCCAGGGCGTGGTCGTAATCCTTGATAGGGCGAAGAGGATTCTCACGTTCCATCTTTGCGATGAGCTTGCCGCGCTTTACGCTGTCGCCTCGCTCAAACTGGCGTGAAATCATCGCTGATATTCTGTCGTTCTTATAATCTACCTTTTCCTCTGCCATCTGCTGCGCCTCCTCGAAGGTAACTGCATTCTCAGATTTTCTAACCAGTGAGCGCGCCCATGCGTCGCGAACGTCTTCCCAGGTTTTCACCTTCTTCACGACCTTCTTCTTTCCGTCGAGCATTTCGATAAATGCTTTTCCGTCCTTCGCATTCAGATAATAATCGTGATAGTGATCCTGATAGCCATAACCGTTGTAGTTATCACCGAAGGTATGATAATCTACCTTCTTTTCCTCGACGAAAGCCTTCAGCTTACCCAGAAGTGATTTGGTACCATCGAAGACGCAAACGTTTACTACGCCGTTCTTTTCGCGCGCTGAAACGCTGCTCTTATGTTTCTTGTTAGCATTCTCAACGGATGAAAATTTGGAAGGAATAAATACTCTTCTATAAGTTCCCATATTGTCTGCGCTTCACCGTGATGCGCCTAGGGCTGAATGGTTATTATTTTACTTCAAACTCCTTAATCTCGTAAACAAAGGTTTCTTCCTGGCACTCTACTTGAAATCCCATCACGTCCTCTGTATGCTCCGCTACGTGAACATAAATAGGGGTGTTCAGATAGAAATTATCCGCTGTAGGAATAATTGCTTCCTCACCGTCACAAGTGCGTACAGACTGAGAAACTTCTGTGAACTCATCTTTCTTAGGAAGGCTATTGAAAGCCTTTTCTGGGGAGTCGAAAACGTTTGCGATAATCTTATTACAAAGAACAATATATACTTTCTTGTCGTTCATATTCTTGTCGCTTAACCGTGATGCGCTAGGGCTGAATGATTATTAGTATTAATTGATGTGTTCATCGATGCACTGGTCATAGATGGCCTTTGATAAACTCCAGTCAACTTTAGGATATTCTCCCCAACCAGCACCTTCGTTATTGTTGATGTACCACAGCTCGTCATCCTCCTTAACGGTAGCCACGTGATACATACTAACTCCAGTAAAGAAAGAATCCTGATTGTGATCGTAGCATACATCGAAGGAGTTATCATCGTTTTCACGATAACGATAACCTGTCTTAATCAACTCTTCTTCTAACATTGTCTTCATACGTTCGTCGCTTAACCGTGATGCGCTAGGGCTGAAATGATTATTATTGTTTTTATTATCTTCTTGTTTTATCTGATGCAAAGGTACGAATAATTTCTGAAACTACCAAATAAAATGCACTTTAATTGCGTATTTAAGTGCATTTTTAACGTATTGTTACACTTTTAGTACCTCATACCTTATTTATCAGTCATTTGTTCGCCGTGAAGTGTCGATCCTCACATCTTGATAGATGTTGCCAGCCGTGGCAGCGATGGTAAAAAATTGCTGCTGCTATCCATCACGGACCGCAGACAGCGAGTAAAACTAAAAAAAATGCGAACGCCTTCGCACATAAACATTTAATTTTTAAAGTTATTTAAAAGAATATGCACCCCGCCGCGGTGTCGCTCCACGCTGCCGGTCTGCCGGACGGGGTAGGGGATTTCTATGCTACATCAGCAGGAAAATAGTGTTTGTTGTAATACTCTTTATATTCCTCCTCGGTCATACTATTCGAGTCCAGAAAACTCTTCCAGTTACCTTCCCGAACGTATTCCTCTTTCGTCTCCTCAAAGGTATGAGGAACGATGTAATCGGCAGGATAAAAAGCCTCATGCCGAAATTCGATTGCATCGCCAAGCAAACACCCTGATAGGTTCAGGTCCTCTTCGTCCGGAGTGTTCTCGCTCTCCTCCAAAAGCTTGTCATAGTTCTCAATACTATGCTTAATAATCGTGCGAATGTCCTTTGCCCAAGAGCAGGTATCGTCCGGCTTGATATTGCATTCCTGCAGTACCATATTCACCAGCTCGTCGATGCTCGCGCGGCTCTTGATATAAGCGTTGTGATAAAAGTCGAAAGGGATAACGTGATCCAGCTTCCAGCCCTTCTCCTCGTTAACAGATGGTCGGCCGTATGCCTTGCGGCTCTCTTCTGTCACCTGCATTTCATTCTCCTTATTCTCAATAACGTTCATACCGTTGTTTTTATTATTCTTTGCGTTCATAATTTCTAAATTTTTAATGTTGTTATAAAATGATTACTTCTTCTTGTAAGGCTTGATAATGAAGCCTTGATATTTCTCGCTATAGGTGATATAATTACCATATCCCCAAGGTTTTTTATTTGTCGTATTAGCCATGATTTTTAATTTTTCGCTGTTACTATAATATGTGATTGTGATATTATTTATCGAAAGTATCACTTTTAATATATATGGTCTCAGAACCACGCTTGCACTCCCTTACAGCAGAAGCATGAAAACAGGCTCTACCGATACCAGACAGCCAGCGATCTCTACCTAACTTTTTAAGAGCTTCCTCCTCGCTGATTCTCTGATCATCTTCAGTATAATACTTATAATTAGCTTTTTCTATCTGGTTGAAATCCTCTTCGAGATAGCCGATTTTCTTTAAAAACTCCTTATCTTTCTTTGTTAACTTTCTCATGACTTCTATTTTTTTACACGTTCTATAATATTCGTATAATACCAAACCACAGCCTGAGCCATCGCATCTTTCAATGCCTCCAGATACTTGTCGATAGCTGCCGGCGTATCGGTATTGATATGCTTATCTGGATATTTGCCGCCCTGGTCGCCACTGCCAAGATGGATGATGCAGAAGGAGCGGTCCTTGTCGTGGGTAGCTACCATACCACGGCGCTTGCAAAGCGCCACCACCTTGTCGAAATATTGTGGCTCGAAAGTGATAACCTGGAGCACACTCCAGGGATATTCCTGGGCAGTCAGCAGGATTTTGCCCTGCTGCTGCGAAATAGCGAAATTATATATAACTGATGATTTCTTCATTTTCTATCTGTTCTATAATGAGTGATTTCTAATTTTTCCGATGGGCAATAATAGGGCAGCGCTCAGGCTGCCTTATTATTGCCAGGGTACGTGATAAACTCGGTGATGCTCATCTGCTCGGAGATATTGTAATAAGCCATCATCTCCAGGCGGTCGTCGCCGTTCTTAGCCCCGATTTCTGCCTTCACTATATAATACAGCATGTAGGCAAGATAGGTTTCCTGGCGGTCGCTCGTATGGTTGAATAAGGCTGCACGGTTCCAGTCTTTAATATCATTACTCAGAAAGGACCAGAAACCATCGCTGGAAGAGTGATTTTCCTTGATCCAGCCGGCTATCTCTTCACGGTGAAGTTTTACCTTGGCTATAATCGCATTCTTAGCCGCACCAGATAGCTCGATTTTCGCCTGGATAGCATCGGTGCTGAAGTTATAAGCCAGTGGGTGCTGAACACCTACGAAGGATAATTTAATATCTTTGCAAACATACTGCCGGAGCCAGCGTTCCCACAGCTTGGTGTATGCCTCGCAAACTGCCTTCTGGTAACTGTCTTCATTGAAGGTGAAATCCTCATCCTCTACAACTTCGTTCCGGTACTCGTAATCTGATACCTCAAAAGAAGAATCCCAGATAGTCTGATAAAAGCCTTCGAAGCTTACCAGGTCGATGTTTGATACATCTAATTTCTTTTTCTTTTCCATAACCTTAAAATTTTAAATGTTCTATAATATGTTTCTTTTTATTCCCAGGGAATCCTTATTTTTGAGGATTCCCTGATTTTACACGTACGCTATAATAAGGCGTACTGAAAGGGTATCTTACTTCGTTTACGAAGTACTCGACAGATGGTGTACTCATTGCCAGGGTATCTTGGCAAATTACCCGTCCATTCATACCATGCGCCATCATATTGAGTGCACACATTTTACATACCAGCGGATCTGAGTCTTGAGCAATATACTGGAATGGTCGCCCGGCTGAATGGTCCAGTTTGCTAGCCTCGATAAAATGAGCCAAAAGGAGTCTGCCACTACCAGCTGCACAATCATTCACCGTGGTGCCTTCTATTTTCGCGCTGGTGGCTTCGTTTTTGCCAGAGCCTATAATGGAACTCATCAGGTTAGAAACACTCTGAGGAGTGAAAAATTGCCCCGTTTTCGATGCCTTGCCAGCGGTTAAATACATATCCTCATACAGCATACCGAAAACGTCGAGCCACTGTCCGCGGTCCATTGCCTGGCCAACATCATTCAACCAAGCCATAGCCAAAACGCCAAACTTTGGTTTTGCCTGAAGGTGCTGCTGCTGCCAGTTTTTAAAACCGTCCAGGGTACCGTCAAAAGCCTTCACGCTGAACAGGTCAAGCAGATAGTCACAAAAATCACTTAGCGCCGTTTCGTATGGTCGCCCGTCTGCCTTTGTCTGCTGGCTCAGATAATCAATATAAAATTTCTTGTTTATCATAAATCCTCAAAATTTAAAACGTTCTATAATAAGTAAGATTTCACACGTTCTATAAAGGGTGCCCTGGGTGATACCCAGGGCTTTCCACGATATTATCTACATTTCCAAATACTGGTAACTGAAGGATACTGCTGCAGGTCGTGATCCATCGCGAAGCCTTGAATATATGGATCCTCGCGGCTGAGTTCCTCAATGAGCTTCTCCACTTTGCGCACCTTTGCCACGTACTTTGTATAGTTCTTTCGGGTACCCTGAATGCGTTTTATTTCCTTCTGTAAGACGTTTATCTTTATATCTATAATAGATACCGCCTTTTCCGCCTCCATGCGATCGCCTGGCTTCCACTGCCAGAAATTCTCCATTTCCTGATACCATCTATAATAGAGATAAACGTGGATTTCCTTATAAGGACCAGCACAGCTATATTTATATAAGCTCATGCAGCCATCCTCAAAACAGCAGTAAAAGCCCGTGGCGGATTTTACAGCCTCATTGAAGCGCTTATTTATCACTTTGCCGTCAAAGGTGCGGCAAACAGGTTTTAACGCCTCCAGGGCTTTTATTTGCTGCTGGTAAACACCTACTACCTGGGCAACATGTTCGGCGTATTGTTTAGCCTCCATCTTTGCGCGGTCGCGTTCCCAGTTTTTCACCGCCATCTGGTAATCTTTTTCCGTACCTATAATATAGGTAGTTTTAGATACGTGTTCACCTAACCAACGGCGCAAACGTTCATTCTTCAATACTTCATACTCCTTCGCGTTCTCCTCGCTGCTGAAGGTACGGGCTGAAGGTGGAGTATTTTTGTTAAACTGCCAGGCGTACACGTCGCCGCTATCTGCTGCCAGTTCCTTATATCTAATCATGATTTTCTCCTGGTCCTCGTTCTGGATATTCTCAAAATCTATCTTTGTTTCCATAATTCCTCAAAATTTAAATTGTTCTATAATAGAGTGATATTCTTTGCAGCCTATAGAGAAGGCTCCAGGGGTACCCTGGCAGCCTTCACGGGCTTATTTTCCGTATTTGTCGTAATCGATAAAAATCTGTTTGATAGCATCAAACTGAAACGAGTAGTATACATTATCATAGATGCACTCATTATTTGCGAAAAAGTGTACCTCAAAAGTACTGCCTTCGTGCCAAATATCCCAGTGGCAGTTTGCCAAATCGACAGCGGCAAAGATATTATCATATACGACACCGTCGCCAAAACTAATTGTTTCATTTTCCACGTTCACCTTAAAACCAAGTGCACGTAATATGATAGCCAGTTTCTTTAATTCTTTCATATAGCCTAATATTTCAGATGTTCTATAATAGAGTAATATTTTACATGTTTTATAATAGTGGGTACCCCTGGAGCCTCCAGGGGTACCCCGTTTTGCGTTTATGCAGCCTTGTTAGGCTTCGTTTCGTCTACTTCTTGATAGAGTCTTTTTTCGATTCTGCTGTAGCCTGTTTCCCCGTTACTACAGTGGTATGCAACGGCCAACTCTTCCCCACAATAGCAAGAAAAAACGTACTCTGCTTCATTTCTCAGATCCTCTATAATAGCGTTTAATTTCTTGATAATGTTCTTTGCCTGAAGGTAATCTAAACCGGCGTTCCCGGTCCAATTATCATCTACCACGGAAACCTCGCTAAATTCGCCATCATCAAACATGTCATATTCGGGGCTGCCGGTCCAGTAATCACCGGCAGAGTCTATAGTAACTTTGCCAGAAAGATCCATACAAGCGCCTTCGTAATAACCGGAACGCACCAGGGCTTTTATTTCGAGTGAAATTTCACAACCTCCATAAACGAGCGTTTTATCCTTGTAAGCAATTACGCGCGCGTCGTCTTCGTACCCGTCGTAATCTTCCCAGCCCTTTGCCTGAAGACCTGAAACTATATTTTGCTTGGCAAAATCATAATCTGTTTCCGTTCCGAACTCGTCAAACTGTCCTTCAAGTTCGGGATCCAGGTCGCACTCCTCAACGTCTTCTTTGGTATAGTATCGATTCATACCAATAGCAAAATAACGGGTGCAATTTGCGCTCATAAAATTACATGTAGCCATAACTCTAAAAATTTAAATGTTCTATAATATATTTATTAATTCCTAGTGATATTTTGCAGCCACTATAAAAGCGGCTTTTATCACCTTGTTAGAAGGTGCCGGCGGTCCGCGAACCGCCTGGAGATCTCGAAATCTTTGCACCCTGTTATTTAAAGTTTGAAAAAGAATATCATTATAAAGATATTGATAATATTAAACACACCGCCGCGGTAAACAGATTAATACCTATAATTTGCAGCCCGTTAACTGTTACCCCTTCGCCGTCGCTTGCAAAGTAAGTTTCAGGCTTAAAAAGCCACTGCCAGGCGGCTTTTATAGCCGCAAAGGTACTTTTGTTCTGGCGTGCAAAAAGAAGGGCGCACACCGCAAATAAAATGCTTACTAGTTCGGCCGTACCTGGACGGCGTGAAAAAATGATATTATAATTATTCATGATCCTAATATTTTAAAGATTCTATAATGTAGTTATTTTGCGGGTTCCCTGGAATATCCAGGGAACCGGGGTATTTTTACGCACAACGGTAAAAATTATCGAGATAGTGACGCGTTCCCTTAATGGTGATATAAGGACGTGGCCAACTGTCTTCTTTTTTCGGACACGTATATTTTATTTTTTGCCAACGGGCGCAAAGAGTTCCTCCTTGTTGTTATAACACACCTTATATAAAGCGCGTTCCCCGTCTTCGTCGATCACCAGGGACCAACCGCCATAACCTTCTTGCTCGAAGCATTCGCCGAATTTTGACAACTCTTCGTACTGCTGTTTTATAGTCTTTTTTGCCATAACCTAAAAATTTTTAATGTTCTATAATAGGGGGTACCGGGGGGAATGATCCCCCGCCAAGGCCTCAAACCTTTGCACCCTGGAATCTTTAAAATATATTATAGTGCTGCCAACATAGCAACGGCCGCGTTAACGGTTTTAGCCTGGTTTATGTTGGTTATTTCTGGAGTGTGATCCTGGACAAATTTTTTTTGTTCAGTACTCAACGCCGCGAAGTTTGCCGCGAACGCTGCACAAAAAGCTTCTGCTTTCTCGTGTTCATTTTGTGCAACGGCCTGGATCTCCAGGCGCAAAGGTACGCGCATACTTTTAGGGAATTTATCCACGGCGTGCAAAAGCGCCGTTTCATACTCAAAAGACTCCCAGGCCCTATTTAAATAAGACACGCGGGAATGTTCGTAATATTTGCCGCCTCCACTGGCAAAAACATGATGGCAGAAGCCGTTTTTTGTGTTGGTCGTATCACATGTAAAATAAACGTGTTCGCCGTTAACTACAAAATCAAATGTTTTGGTATTATATCTTTTAGTACTCATAATTTCTAAATTTTAAAAAGTTCTATAGTCTATATAATTGTACTTATATTATTTGTTTAATTCTCGTTTTGCTTCGTTATAGTCCATTCTAAACATAGTACCAAATACAACATACATCAAAACAGCAATAACACCTAATAATAACAAATTTTCAATAGCTACCTGTTTCTTTGCCACTTCGTTAAAAACCAAGTTATAAGCGGTATAAAAAGCGCCTAACAAAAAAGGTACGGGGATAATTACCAAGATAAAACTTGTAATCTCCATATTTGCCAATATCTTAAAAAATTCTTTCATGATTTCTAAATTTTAAAAAGTTTCTATAATAGGGACCGCCGGAGCGGCCCCCGTGTTCCTATGTATTACAGTCTAATTTCTTCTAGATTTGCAAGATCAAAAATTGCAAGTTGTTCATTTGCGCGGCCCGCCTCGATAGCTTCAGCGCGGTCCTCGAAAATTACTGTAGCATCATAATAATATAAACCGCTTTCGGAATCATACCATCCGCCGAATGCTAAAGTACGGCCGTTTAAATTACCTGAAGCCTGGAGTTCGTCGATTACGTTTGCAACCTTTGCCAAACCTTCAGCCCCGAAACTGTTTTGTGTCTTCTTTAATGCTACTGCATAACCTGTAGTTACGGGCTGCAAGTTTGCAGCGTTAACAGTAAAACCTTCAGGGTTAAGTGCTGCAATTGCAGCTACACTTGAGATAACTAAATTCTTTTTCATAACTTTAATTTTTTATTCGTTTATTATTTTGTTTCTTGTTTACGTTTGCAAAGGTACGTATTTATCTTTATTCTACCAAATAATTTGATGAAAAAATAAAGATTTATCCTTATATTTAACGTTTGAAAACAATATATCTCTTTATTTTTACAGTTATTTACAAATATATATGTTTACCTAAATAAAAATATAATGTTATATCTTTATTTCTTATTATATATAGTATACCTTATTATATATAGGAAAAATAAAACGGTGGGCGTGTCTCCTGGTGTTGGTGGGCATATTTCAGACGGAGCCAGGCAGGGGGCAGGGGGGCAAAATACCAGTGTGGAGGCGCAGTGCTGCTCGAGAGTGAGGTGCTGAAAGGGTGTTGGAACCTATGGGTTTTCTCTGATATTCAATTATTTATATTCTCCTCTCGGGCTGTAAAAAACAAGAGGGCATTAGGCAGCGATGTGAAAAACTAACGGAGAAACATTAGAAAGGCATTAATTATCAGAGATTTACAGGAGATAAAAATAAATTCAAAAAATAGGCTATAATCTTATTCGGAAATTATAGCCTATCATTTTATTAAAAGTATTTGTCAAGAAAAACTGAAACGTTATTTCTATAAGTATAAGGTACCTCTACTAAAGATATTCCCTTACTCTCTGAATAAGCTCGCAGATGATCATCTCGCTTTTTTTGCTTCTGCCACCCACGGCTGTTATGAGTTATCTTAGACACAGCTATATTGTAATGCTGCTCGCCTTGAAACTCTATAAACATATTCTTATCGGGCACATAGAAATCAATACGGGCAAAAGTATCAAAATATCGTTTGTCTCGAATAGTATATTCCTGTATATATTCAATACCTTTTTGCTGCAAATATCTTCTGACAGCCCGTTCTCCCAAACTCTCTTTTTTTGAAGTACAATCCGGACAACCTACGCCTTTATGAATATTAATCAAATCGGTAAAAAACTCTCCGTGAACAGGACAAATACACTTAAATCTTTTATATGATTCTACGTGCTGCATAGGAATATAAACCTTACTTGCCAATTCCCGACGAACGCAATCAGCATAATAATATATCTTCTGCTTATCTGTAGTACCTTTGTAATACTCTGAGTCCGTATCTCTGTAGGCAGGATGACGCAGATGTTCGGTAGGTCTAACAGAAAATTCTTTCCCTGTACTTACCTGTATCAGCGTAACAGGCGTTTTACTATTTACATAATGGCATTTAGAATAATCAAACGTTCCCTTTCCGAATATATACTCAGATTCCTTGATGAATCTATCTGTGTCCCAACGGAGGTTGCATCTTTCCGGCAAATAAGCAGCTTCTACGGTGTTCTTATAAGTTCGCCCCAGTTCCTTGTTGCAGCATGGGCAGCCGTAGCCTTTAAGCAAATTAGAAGGGGTCCGTTGGAAAGAAAGACTATGTTTCTTGCAAAATAGAGTAACCTTTGTTTTTCTATTTTTATATATTACAGAAGAATAATCATACAAATCTCCATAAATATCTTTCAGTTCGCTAACGAACATATCTTTCGTTCTATTTTGGTTTTCTGTACTATAGCTATACCTTCTAACATGATCATTATAAGGCTTGAGGGAATCGAAATAAGCTTTTGCCTCCTTCCCCTGCTGTTTAATCAAACCCAATACCAATTCTTTATAACGTTCCTTGTATACATTCTCAGAAATTGCCATGGATTGGATAACCGTCTTTTTCTTTAAATCGCCGATTACATTTTTGACTTTAGAAATACGGAACTTAACTAAATTGAGTTTTTCGCCACTATTAATTAAATCTTTAATTAACTCATAGTAAGCTTTTATTCGATGCCAATCTCTTTCTTTATGCTTATTATCCATCATAATAACGAAAAGATTATTCAAATCGGAATCAAGATTAAACTCTGAAGAATATTTAAGGAAAATATTGGCCGCGAGTATTATTTGCTTTTGCTTTAAATCCGAAAGACAACAATGCTCCATAGAAATAGTTCCATTTAATACGTTTCTTATCGCATTGATTTCCTTTTTGCTTAAAGAAGACTTATAATCACACATAAAAATGATTTTTAAAGGTGAAACATTGATATTTACTAAAAGGTGGAGCGCAAGCATGCAAAAAGGATACTCAAAAACATATTATAGGATATGGACTGTTCCTGACTCATACTCCCGGTATCGGGTGGTGCAGTGGCAAGCTGCTCGATTACTGCCGTGGCTGCCTCTTGGAGGTCAGCTTTACCCATCGGTAGGGTAATTGTTGTTTCATTCATGTTATGCTACTAATTTTTGTTAGACATTGACGCACATATTTATATATAAAAAGAGGCAGTACGTCCTTAACCCCTTGTCTAATGGTAAAACGCTCGAGCATAGTAGAGCAAACCACGCTGACGACATTACATCGCAAGCAGGGGAGTACGTACTGCCATATATCTATATGCAGCCTCTGTATCAGAGACACATCATGTGCTTCGATACTCCATGCTCTACATTCCGAATGTTTTATTTTTTAGACGGTGCAAAGATAAGGAGATTTATCGAAGCAACCAAACGTTTTTAAACAAAAACCTTTATTTTAACCATTTTTTAGGCTAAAAACTTGTATATTATAAAAATATATTATACTTTTGCACCACGTAAACAACAATATGATAAAAATAAAGCAATATGAAATACTTGGATATAAAAAGAGCTTTGTCTGATCATAATATAACCCAGGTTCAACTTGGCGAGAAATTAGGTCTCTCTCCTCAAAGCTTAACATCGGTAATAAAAGGCAATCCTACCGTGAAGAAGTTAGAGGATATTGCCGTAGCCATCGGCTGCGACATCACCGACCTCTTCTATCCCGACCCAGCGGAAGAGGCAGAGACACAAGAAGAGGGGGCTTATCCTACCATGAAGGAACTGCAGGATATTATAAGAAAGGCTTACCCTAGCATCAAGAAAGAAAATGTGGATAAGATTGTGGATAAATTGGCCGTGATGAACGCAGCGGATGAGGGCGCGTGTACGGAAAACGACGAATTGCGTACTGAAAATGGCGAATTGCGTACTGAAAATGGCGAAAATCATGCTGATAATGGAATGATGCGAACATTTGCGTATTGTCCACACTGTGGCAAGAAAGTAACGGTGGGTGTTGTGCTGATTGGTAATGAATAATTAAACAGTTATAATAGAATAAGAAATGAAAAAGAACTTTTTAATGAAGATGAAACGTTCCATGATGGCTATCTTCTCGGTGGTAGTCATGGGAATGATTACGGCTTCGCTGGCGGCTTGCAGCAGCAGCGAGGACGAGAGCGAAAAGAATGCGGCTAAGGTGAAGGAATATCTTGCCGGAAATGAGTGGACCATCAACAGCACCAGCGGTACTTATTCTTACTACAAGAACCACATGGTTTACTATGAGGGCGAAGGAAGCTGGTCATCGGGCGGTCTCTTCGGAGAGCCTAACACTGCCTTCGGCTACTGGCAGATGGATGGCGACAAGCTTACTACCCGCTTCGAGGTGGGTACTCCCGAAAGCTTCAATATCAAGAATCTGCTGAACGAGACGATTTCGGGAGTGCATCTTCAGGAAAGCAACAAGATTACGGGCAGCAGGGTATCGGTAAGCATCGATATGAGACCGCTGATTGTGGGCACCTTCGCCAACGGCAATGAATGCCAGATGAGATGCGGCAATTCAATGAATGATATTTCGGATGAGACGGACCATGATGCGGCGATAAGGGGTACCTGGTATTGCGTCATAACTATGACAAAAGATGGAAAGAAGAAGAATTACATTGGTTCCATGACGTTTAACGAGGATGGCACCATGCACATGGTAATAGAGGGTGAGAAGGACTTCACTACCACCTATTCTACGAAGAACGGAAAGGTTACGATCAATGGTTATCTGGTAGAGAACCATGTGGCCACCTTCTATTACACGAACCTTTACGGTTCGCTCATCAAACTTTATAACTGCGAAAACGGCTACCTTTCGTCGATATGGAGGAAGAACAGAGACGAAGCGTATCAATAGCTCCGAGTAAGTCCCACACGCCCTGAAAGGGCAGAAAATCCTAGCCCAGGGCGTATGCGTGTTTAGGAAAAAGATGAAGCCTTCTGCTCCTCGGATTAAGGAGCGGAAGGCTTCATCTTTTTTAGAGAACAGCGAAAGAATCGCTTGGGGCGGGCCTTTACTACGAAAAAACGGACAATTCTTACGGATATGAACAAAGATTTACAGATGATTTCTAGTTTTTCTCTGATTTTCTCTGAATTTCTCCGATTTTCTCTAAATTTCTCTACATATCTCGGTTTTTCTTCGTATCTTTGCAGTCGAAATTCCGCTGCCCGTAAAAAAGGTGGCGGTGTTATAATCTTTATAAAAGTATTAAAAAACGATGCAGCCCTGCCGTCCGCGATGGATAGCAGGGCTTTTTAAAAGTTACGGACCAGCGATGGAATCGCTGGGGACGGGGGCGCAAAGGGGTTAAGGCTTTTTTTACCTTTTTACCTTTTTACTTTTAAGAGATGAGCCAGCCGAGAAGGATAACGAGGAAACATCTCACCACATCTTCCCACTCGAAACATGGCAGGGGATATACCTTATATTGCCAAATCTTCTCTCATAATTTAGTATCTTTCCCATAATCATGCACAGATTTTACGTTCTAAATTGAGGCGACTGATAAACATGTCAAAAAATCCGTATATATAAAACATTGCTGTTATTATCATTACGGTAAAGCAAGAATCAATCATATCTTTAGTTGTATACCAACTCCATTCCACGATATGAGACGCATTCACACCAAAAAAATAGCGTTAGAACGGTTTCCTTACCAAATTCTAACGCTATTAGTGTTTATCCTATCACAACCTCAAGGCTCTCCATATCAGCGAACTTCAAGCCGCAATCTTTCGCTGCCTTGAACAACTCCTTCTCGTCAACTGCCTCGATGGCTACCTCTACCTCCTTGTCGGCAAGTTCCTTGAAATACTTCTCTGTCTTCTGCTTCTGATTGAAGAAGTACTCATTGACCTCAGCGAACTTGGCTGAATCGTCCTTGGTGTATTCGTAGCCCTCATCGGCGTGCTTCTGCTCTAGCTGCTGGCACTCCTGAAGCTTGCGCTGCATCTCCTCGAACTTATCGTCCTTCAAGCTCTCCTGCGCTTCCTCCACATCCTTGTCGTAGGTATCGGCTACGTGGCGCAGAGCCTTCATATTCTTCCAAACTCGCATAGCGGCATCATCG